TGCTTTCGTACACGATCCGGGCCGTTGACCTTGAGGAAATAGCTGGCCTTTCATATGAAAAGGTGAGGCTGGGCGATACAGTAACCATTATTGATACAGATTTCCAGCCGGAACTCATAGTCCAAGTTCGGGTTATTGAAATACGGCGAAATCTCGCAGAGCCGGAAAATAATGAATTCACTTTCGGGAATTATGTTCCATTATCCGTCGATCAAGGCGCAACGGTACAATCGACATCCGACACGATCCAGCAGAACCAAAACAAATGGCAGGGCGGCGGTTATGATGAAAACCTGATCTCCGATCCCAGCTTTGAGCTCGTACCGGCGACCGGTGCCGCCATCGTAACAAACACATTCGCCGTTGATGCCAATTTCCCAGCCTTTGCAGAGGTTCAGACATACGACTGGTGGAAATGGGATACCCCGGCAAACTCAATGATTTATAGCACGGCAGCAAGTCAATATGCCAATGTCATGTTTGGAGCACAAGCAGCGGTCATTCAGAGGAGTCCGGTGTCGAGGCCATACCAATATGTAAGGCTCACCATTGCGGGCGGGCTCGTCGGCCCATATTACGCCTCGGCCTATGCGTGTGCATATGAGGGAACGACAGCGGACACCGTGGCGACCATGGAGATTTATGCATGTAACGCCGCATATACCCGGCTGAGTCCAAGTCCTCTGAATTCATTCACCGTTCAACTCCGGACAGGGACATCCTATAACTACCAATGGAAGCGGTTCGGGGGCCTCGTATACGGAGGAGCAAGCCTCCCGGCAACGACTGTTTATTTGGAGATTTCATTCTTTAACGCAGTCGGAACGGCGAACACATCAAAACACCTGATCGATGGGGCCCAGATCGTAAACAAGGAAACAGCAAGCCAATTCGAGGAGGAGAAACAGCTTTATCGCAGCCTCCGATTTAATCGGAGTCTATGCCCAAATACATGGATCGTATACAAGGCTTTAAGGCTCACATCCGGGGCCGGAATAAACGGATCATCGTTGTTCTATATTGATTCGAATACCGATAACTCGGCTTATTCAGCAGCCCTTCCGGAATTATTTATGCGGTTTAAGAACAACACATATCGGGGCCATATGTATATGGACTACACGGCGAACGATTTCACGATGGCATCCAATAACGGCCTCGAATTCCGTGTGGGAGAAGGAGTCCTATCCGGCGAAAACCGCATGATCAGCATGCGCGAAACCGGAACCATGGCATTCATTGCCGCAATTTGTAACGATAGCAACCGCCGCATGGAATTTGACAACGAGGGAGTCAACGGCAGCACCAATGAAGAAACGCTGCGGCCCGCCGTAGACCTTCACGGATTTATCGGAACAACCTCACACCGATATTATCAAGCCTATGCCGGAGCATTCCTGACAACGTCGGAGCGATCCGTCAAAAAGGATGAGGAGGACGCAGACTGCACCGACAGTTACAACCGGATAAAAGCCCTCAAGATGAAACGGTTCCATTATAAGGACGAGCCGGAGGAAGTAAACAAGCACATCGGCATCATAGCCGACGATCTCCCGGATGAGGATATGACAGACGAGGGCAAGCACAACGTCAGTCTCAACGCCCTGATCGGACATTTAATCGGAGCAAACCAAATCCTGATGAGCAAAATTGAAGCATTGGAATCCAAGTTAAACCAATAAGGAGGTATGAATTATGGAAGGGTCAAATCACCACAGAAACGCATCACCAGTTTTGAGTCAGTATGTAATTGGCAATATTACCGTTTCTACAACGCCAACAGAAATCAAAGTTGGAGCGGACATTTTAGCTGGACGGACGAGAATCTATATTATAAATGATTCTAGCAACATGATGTATCTGGCAGATAGGAGCACATTTACACCCGGAACAACACCGACATTCATCAGTTTTTCTGGAGAGACAATCACAATAGACTTAGACCCAAATCCACCGGATCAAATCCCTGAGAGATTCTGGGTTGCGACAGATGAAGTCACAAATACAATACGAATTGCAGAGGTGATATGATATGGCGGCAGTTATAGGGAGCAGCACAAATAATCCAAGGACATACTGGATGCAGTATTTATTCAATGGTCAAATGTTTAAATTTGGACACACATACTCAATAGCATCATTAGGAACAGCATATATGCAAGGGATCGTTCCTGCGGGAAAGTTAATCCATATTTTCAGCAGAACTATGGACGTTGAGGGTGGAGGCCCGGTTACATGCAGCCTTTATGAAGCACCAACAATCACAGACGGAACAACACCTCCGGACATTACGAGTAATCTTGACAGGAGATCGGCAAAGACACCGACATTTCTAAACTATATCAATCCCACAGGTGTTTCCGGAGGTACTCTGATCGATCGGGATGTAATCCCGACAGGTGGAGGCCCAAAAACAACCGCATCATTCGTATCCGGCGCAACGGAAAGAATCTTAAAGCCAAGCACAAAGTATTGTTTAGTATTTTATAACGGAGGTACACAAACGTCATCTTTTACTATAAATATTACATGGTATGAATCAGGGAATTAAAAACAGGAGTAATGGAGTAAAGGAGTAAAGATAGGAGGCCAGCCATGAAAGGCCAATGGGTAATATCCGATTATCAGCGTGGCGATATATTCATATTTGATTTCGGCGCAGGCATCCAGCACATGGGCATGTGTTTGTTTGACTACCACGAATATTTTATGACTGTAGAAGGAAACACCGGCTCGGTGAACTATTCAAATGGCGGGGCCGTACTCAGGCAGACACGATATCCAAGTCAGATCGCCGGAGCTTGCCGACCGGCATATCCATCACCGGAAATCAGAGAAAAGATCATTGCCATTCTCGAAGCAGAGGCCGACGCAAAGGTTACCGAATACCCGCCTGAAAGTAATAATGTTCTGTACAATACATGGTATTACGGACATCCGGTCAGCGGCGAGAACTATGCATGGTGTGTTGTTTTCATCGCATGGGGGTTTTATAAGGCCGGAGCATTCGAATATTTCATGAACGGACGCACGACGGCATCCTGCACGGCCCTCGCTACATATTACGGCTATGGTGAAACCACAACGACAGGAGGCGGCACAGTGAATCCGAAAGTAACAGTAACCCTCGTCGAGATACAGCGCGGCGATTCAGGGGCACAAGTCCAGACGCTCCAATTCATGCTCAATGCGCTTGGCTATCCTAGCGGAATCCCGGATGGAGAATTCGGCCCGAAAACCGAGTCCGCAGTGCTGAAATTCCAGAACGCCGAAGATATAGTGGAGGACGGCATTGTCGGGGCTCAGACATGGGGACGACTTCTGACGTAATACAGGAGTAAAGGAGTAAAGGAGTAAGAATCGAAAGGAGATTCAAATGCCAGATTATGATATTTACGGTGTAGCAATTATCCCGGTTATATTGGCCTTAGTGAGTTTTGCAAAGATGATGGGTATGCCGCCCAAATTTTCGCCTGTGCTTGCCCTCGTTTTAGGAATAGTAGCAGCCATCGTCTACATATCTCCGGGCGATTGGCGAAAGGCGACGTTTGACGGCATCATGATCGGCCTGTCCGCATCCGGCCTTTATTCCGGGGCAAAGTATATGGCCTTGAACGGAAAGAGCAAGAGCGGCGGCACAGGAGCCACAGGAACGACAGACACGACGGCACCGAATGAAACACCGACCGACACAGCACCAAAATAATAAAATGTCAATAGTTTTGGCGTAGAATGCAGAAATAACGACGTAAAAAACAAGACCGGGAGCAATCCCGGTCTTTCGTCTTACTTATTTTTCATGCGGCTCGAACGGTTGCTCATAATATGGCAAGCCCTTTTCAATCGCAAACTTATAAACCTGAGTCCGAGTCCAGATCGGGCGGTTCCCGATATGCGTGATCGGCTGCGGCAGCAGCCCCCTCGCAGCATAGGTGTGAACCTTTTGTTTATACCATCCGAGCGACCTCGCAAATTCGGAGATTCCACACAACTGCGGGATTGCCTTAGATTCAGATTCGATAACGGATTCAAGTGTGTCGATAGTTTCCATCATTGCCTCCCATAAGAAATGAGGCCGTTACGTTGCAGTTCAGACACGAGCGAGGCGGCCCTTTCATCGGTTGACTTACCAGACACGCTGACGATAATATCGCTGCAGCGCAGCAGATTATCTTTGAGCCAATCAATGTAATCATCCATGGAGCCGAAATGCTCAGGATCAAACGATTCCTGCCGAATCGCCTCAAGAACCGACAACGCCGGAGTGCCCGGCCTAAAATTCAAAGTCACCATAAATTTGCCCCCTTCCCCAGCATAGTCAATTATACCACGAATTAGTTTACTTTGTCTACATGGAATTAATGGTTTTTAGTAGAGTTTCACAGTACCATAAACCGAACGCGATGCCAACTTTAAACCGCTGGGTGAAAAGAGTGTCGTGGTAACGCCTACGGTATCCTTTGTTGAATAAGCATTGTGGGCGGCGGCTGAATCCATACTATTCCCCAACGTATTGATTAATTCTTTTCGATCGGTTTCATTCGAATTAGACCATGCAGTGAGATCTGAAAAATAGAAATCGACTAGAGCCGTTGAGCCGCTGACGGTAACTTTTACCGAAATATCTCCGATCCCTGTGTCCTTTCCATTAAAAGTATCAATGAAATTATTGATGGCAGCCGTGAATTCCTCGGACTTGATACCGGATGGTGATTTCGATGCAGATGGCGTTGGTGACGGTGATGGCGATGCAACTGCAGACGGCAATGCAGACGGTGAAGCGGAAACGGATGCCTTTGTATCGGACGGCTTAGAACCACCTGAGATAATGCAAATAACAACGACGATTGCACATACCCACACCCACCATTTTTTATAGAATGGCTTCTTAACTTTTTCTTTCATGATATACTCCTCTAATTTTTAATATTGAGCTCATTTGAGCTGCTCCAAGCGTAGCATTATATGTTTACTTTGTCTACTGACAATCTGTGGACTCCGCGCCGTCTTTTTCCTTTAGGTCATTTGACCGCTGGAGCTCGGCGGCGATTTTCTCCATGACGCGAATCAGATCGGGCAATTGCTTCTCAAAGAACCGGCGACCGGCGATGGTTTCAAAGAATTCCATGAGCAGCCTCCGTCGCCGTGAACATATGTCCCCGGCAAAACCGGGCCGGGATATCGGCATCATACGAGAACGCCTCGCAGCCAAAGAAGGACACGCTGTGATCATTGGAATAATTCAGCTTTTCTTTATCGAGGCAAGCAGCATCGATCTCCACGAATAGCAGATCGGGCACCTTGGCCCCGCGAATCAATAGAAATTTTGCACTGTCATTCATGGTTTCGGCAAGATAAACGCAGCCGTCCGGCCCGCGTTTGAGGCCCTTCTCATGGATACGCCAGCCGTTATTTTGCATCGTACAATGGTAAAACTTCGGTATTTCTCTATCTAGTTTCATTTGATCACCTCATAGATATCATCGGCATAATACAGGCCGGAAAAAGGATTAAATATAGCCATGCATTTAACGCCATCCGGCGTGAGGCAAACATATTTATTATCTCCGACCTTGTCCAAAATTTCAATTTGCTGCGGGCCTTTTTCTTCCTGACTGTGAACCATTGCTTTGAAATGCATAATAATTCTCCTTCCCCATTTTGGGGGCTGGGGCCTCCGATTTTAGAGAGCCCCAGCCGTTTATATTTTAAGCCTTGAGCCGGGCCATTTCGTCGGCAAGCATCCACAGGGCCCGGTTGAGTTTGACATTTTTATCGATCGAATTAATCGGCCTCGTTCTGGTGCGGTGCCCTGCAGCATCCCGGCCCGGTTGACCGCCACGCACAAGATTCTCCTGCACGGTATTGAATTTTGTCCAGAGGTCATCCTTGGAATCGGCCATGCGTTTCGGGAGGAGCAACTGCGTCGGACGGATGGGCGGGTCTTTTTCGGCATCGTCATATTTGAGAACCAGCGCGGCCTTTGCGAATATTGCCTGTTCGGGCTCCGACAGCCGGATCGATTTCATAGCCGCGATATTTTCACCGACCTCATCGAATTCATCAACGATAGTATAAGCGGCCTCAATGACGTTATCAATGATATTGCCGCGATGCGGGACACGCACGTCCTCGATCTTATCGCCGGTTACCATACCATTCATGCACACGAACCGAAACTCGCCCGCCAGCATTTGATATGAGCTGGTGCCGTCATGCGAGTTGATGAGGATAATTTCATGGGCCTCATCCGCGCTGACCATATCGGCCCTGCGTAGCCGGATCATATGCTTGGTGAATTCGGCCTTGCCCTCGATGCGAGATTTCGACTGAGCCGCAAAGAACGGCATGAATCCCTCACGACGGAGGCCCTCAAGCACGTCGATCGTCGGAATGTAAGTATACCGTACTGAGCGTGAATCATGCTTCTCAGCAGCGAAGATGGACGGAGCCACGGTCATGAGCTGGTCATTGGACAGCGGCGAATCCTGTTTCATAAAGGTTGAGTTTCTACCGAACGTAGCAGCAAGAGTTTTCATAATAGGTTCTCCTTTTCGTTTTGCTGTTTACTAAGTCCACAGCTTCATGATGTCATAATAACATATCCTGTTTACTTTGTCTACAGATAATTTATGGAAATAAAATAAGATTAAAGGCCCGGAGAAATAATCTCCGGGCCATGGTTCAGAGCTGGCCGATTTAGCAAGCTCTCGGTCTTCCATCATGGAATGCGATATCGCCGTCGAGATTGGCGAGGAGATGGAGGCGGCAAGTTTCGAATTCCTTACCAATGAGGCCCAGCCGGAGCATCCAAGTTCTAAAGGTATATTTCTCATTGGAGCTGACCGTTTGAATCGGGCTGGCTGATTTTTGCACGATGGCCTGTGCCGATACAGCGAGACAAAACTGAATGTAAGCCTTGACCTTGCCAGCGTGAAGCGTGGAATTGAAATACCGGAATTCGACCGTATGAGCGTACCACACATTGTGGAGGTTTAAGCCATGGTAACGGCTGGATGAGTAATGCGTGTATCGGTCATTATAACCGGCATACCAGAGTTCTCCGAGGGCCTGAATTGTTTTCGGCTTCTGGCTATTGACCTTCTCGACAAGTGTTTTATCGACCGGACGGCACCAGCGGGTGAGTCTTTCGCCCTTGACCGCGAATGCTTTATTAATAAGGGCTTCCTTTGAAGCAACGATATTGATGAGGTTACGAAGCGTAGCAGCTGTATGATTGGCCTTGTCAACATGGATATGGAGGCCAGTGGAGTTGTCGACCTTGCCGCCCGCTTTGCGGATCACACGAACGACGGCCTGAAGCGTTTCGATATCGGAGTAATTCAGGATCGGCGTGACCAGTTCGCATTTGCAATCATCGGAGCCATTGACTGAGGCATCCCGCATGACCTTCCACGAACGGCCCTGCTCGTCTTTAGTAGTATAGGTGTAATAAGAGAGCGTAAATTCCGGGGCCGACCAATTCATCGCAACCGCGATCGCTTCACAAGCGTCCGAACGAGTGATGCCGTTAAATTCGATTTCAACACCGAAGTTTTGATTCTTTATCATATCGTTAGCCATTTTCGTATACCCCACAAAGTTTATTTTTTGTTTGCCCTGAACCATGTGTTTATAATAACTCTTGTGGACTAAGTAAACAAGTCTAAAAATTTACCATGTGTGCGGATAATACGGAGTAAAGGAATAAAAGAATATATCACACGCTTACAATTGGTATTATTATCGTGTGGACTTAGTAAACGAATCATTATATAATAGGTATATAAAGAACAGGAGGACAATCCACATGATAAAGATTGAAACCATACCGGAATATATAAGGAAATCAAATATGAATACTAGAGCGAATTTCACCGCCGACGATTGGAAGCTATACTTCGAATATAACAAGGCGGTCAGATATACGGACGAATACGAGGCACGGCAGGACAACGACAGGGCATACAGGGAGATGGGATTATGAGTTTCGACGATTACAGCCAATACCTGATCAACGAGATAGAGGCCCTGCAGGGGGCCACCGACGCGGGGCTCCTTCATATGCGGGATACATTCTGGAACGAACTATGGGCCCGATATGGATATAAATACCCGCTAAAATAAGAGAGCAGGAAACCCCGGACGGAACCGGGGCCCTGCTCTTTTAGTTACTGTTTACTTAGTATACTTATTATGATATAATCGATACAGTAGGGAGGGGGCTCAAGATGTGACGCACCCCGAACGAGGATAATAAAATGCCCCGCCAGATGGCAGGGCGTTTTTATTTATAGATATACCGGCGATGACCTACATCAACGATCAGTATAGTGACATTGGCGTCCTTAATTTCTGCTATTATCCGATAATCACCAATACGATATCGCCACAGGTCACCCAGAGGCCCGGATAAAGCCTTTCCACGCAGCCGGGGATTATCGCAGCCTACAAGATTTATCTTGATCCAATCGCGTATCGCAGATCGTGATGGACGATCAATTTTTTCCAATGCCCTAATTGCTTTAGACGAATAATCGACAGCGTATATCATAGCCGATCCAGCCGGAGCCATACTTCTTCATGCGTATGGGTAATTGGATTTTTACGATGCTCCTCAAGAGCTTTGGCAGCAATTTGATAATCGTATTCATCCTCAATTTTTTCAAGCAATGCGGCCCTCGCCACATCGGAAACCGACAGATGCTTCTCTGCAGCATAACGCCGGATAATATTATCCTGTTCCTCTGTCACCCTAAAAACAACAGCCATTTCGATCAACTCCTTTCATGTATAACATTGTAATACATATTATGCGTGAATTCAAGTAGAATATACTGGTATGTTCAACCGAATTTCAAAGGCCGCAACATCTGTTCATATTGATTCCGCACTGTCTCATAAAGCGCACTTTCTGACAAATTAAAATCGTCGTAACCTTCCCGGATCACATCGAAATAATACCGGGACGGAAGCGAGAGCGGCGGTTCCCCGACCATATAATATGTGATGGCATTATAGACCAGACCGGCATCATCGACAACGTCGAGGGCGACCCGTTCATATAAGCGAGGAAACCCTTCATATATATCGAGTGCCCGGAGGCAATCGGAAGTGATGAGCCACAGGCCGCCGATCACGTTGGAGCCTTTGCACGGTTCGACCGTAGCGACACCGGCCCGATTGCTTCCGCAGAATAGCAGTTTATAATCTTTAAGGGTAACGGTTGCCAGCGGCGAGGCTGCCGGACAGCGGCGGCCCATTTGATCCAGATTGAGATTTGAGCCATATGCAAAATATAATGCATGTTTTCTATCCGGCTTTGAATTGTCTGGCAGATTCAAAAATTCATTGTTTAACATTGAAACCAATCTCCTTATTTGAGTATTTTTCGAAGCATAGTCCCGGTCATTTTATATGCCGTTTTTCTAACATAACGTTTACCGAGAGCAGCGGGCCCTTTTGCAGTGGCGTTCACCGTATTCACGATCGACAACGCTCGATAAATAAGATTTTTTATTTTCACACGAATCACCGGCTTTCAATTAGAAGTATAACTCTAAATGTTTACTTAGTCTACCATAAAATCCTTCCAGTTGATATTCAGAGTGAAAAAAAGGTATAATAAACTAGAAATATCGATATATTTCGACAGCGGAGGTATTGACCAGTAATTTCCAAAGTTGTATAATGGGGACAAGCCACACAAAACGTCGGAGTGCAACACCAAATTACACACTGTCCGGTTTTATGATGGCTTTTTTTGATAGATACCCCGAATATATAGACGATCGAAAAGAGGTGAAGCCATGAGATGCCTATCGATCCTTAAATCAAAGTATGACCGATCAACTTAAATTTGATATTAGGAGGAGTGCTCGACATGTATCAGAATGGCGAAACCGAAAACGATGATCCCCGTCAACTATATTCGGACGATGTAAGAGAAAAGAAAGCTATTGCAAACGCATCTAAAAACAAAGTCGCAAGTAGAGGCGTGAGTTTCTATTCAGACATGCTAACAGGGAAAGCAAAAAAAGAATACACGAAAGCTGGTGAGTTAATTATTACGAGTCCATATGACACCATTACGCCACTTGACGAGTTCAAATCGTATAACACCGATAAGAGGGTAATCGCATTAACAGAATTGTTAAAACGACATACGAAACAAGAAATCGGTCAAGCGTGGGGATCGAGAGCAGCCTTAGATGGTTTTATTTATAGGTATGGCCTCGGAAGCCAGACGCACACAAGGAACAGCGGAGAAACTGCGCCCACATCACCAAAGCAAAAAGCCTTATCATCGAAGGACATTGACGAAATATTCGCCTATATTTTATCATTACACTTTAGTGAAATGAATTTGACCGGAAAAGAAGTCATTCAAAAGATACAAGCTATTTCAAAGATTTTCTTTTCGGGTCATGAATATCATCTTACTTTAACCATAAAGGAGAATATAAAAAATGAATAGTTTAAACGTGAATACATTTGAAGATTTTAAGAATTTAGAGATGGATGATAGACGAAAAGTTCTATCGGAAGAATTGTCCAATCAGAGCATCAAAACCCTTGCCGAAAAGTGGGATTGTAAAGAAGGGAACCTTTATGACATGCGGCGTAATTTAGGACTGCCCACTTCTAAAGGAAACATCAGCCCACCGAAAACACCTTATGCCAAAAAGATCATAAACAAGGAACCCAATTATATGCCGGTCACGGCAGAAAAGGAGATCACAAAAAAAATGGCTAATAACAACATTCTGGAACCAGACTCCTTCACCATTCGACTGTGCTGCAAAACAAAGGGCGAGGAAATATCTGACCGGCTCATGAGGATCGTTGACATACTAAGTAAGGACAGCAATTATCAACTCACATTCGATATAAAAGAAATAAAAACGGAGCCGCAGCCCGAAAAAGAAGCAGAGGAACCGGAATCCGGGAACAATGGCGAGAATTAAATTTGAAGTTACTAATTACAAAGAAGTGGACAAGCTAAAAATTTGTTGGTATAATTTATAAACGAGAGTAAAACGGTAAAAGAGTAATTATTCTCAGAGGTGAAATTCATGACAATATTGGTTTGCGAACCAAATAAACCACCATATGCTAAAGACATCAAAGGCGAACTTGAGGAGATGCAAGCCATCGTCGGAGGACTGATCGAACCAGTACAAGTCCGGGAAGATATCCTGATCCTTTGCAACGAGGAGGGCCTCATTTACGATCTTCCACGGAACCGATTTAATTTATGCGGCACGATATTCTTTGTAGGGAGAAAAAAAGCGGATTTTATAGGTTTAACTCGCATAGAAATCTTGGAATGCATCAGTATAGTGGCAAAATGGGATGTTGAACACCAATAAATAAATAAAATTTCCAGATTGGAGCTATGGAAATGAAAGTAATTACAATCTCAAATCAAAAAGGTGGTGTGGCAAAGACTACCACGACAATCAATCTGGCAGCAGCCATGCTGCTGTTTAAGAGGCGGTGTCTGGTAATAGACCTCGATCCACAAGCGCACCTGACAGCGGGCCTCGATATTCCGACGAACATGCCAGTTACATCGTATAATGTTCTGGTCGAGGGAATATCAATGCGGGACGCAATAATCACAACGAAGTGGGAAGGGCTCGACATAGTGCCCTCAAGCATCGTTCTGGCGAATGCGGAACTGCAGATCAGCGGAATAATAAGCAGGGAGAGCATTCTCAAAAAGGCCATACGCATGGCGCAGCTTTCCGACGAATACGATTTTATATTCATCGATACCAGCCCCACGCTTGGCGTTTTGAATCTGAACGGCCTGTGTGCCGCAAACAGTATTATCATCCCGGTTGAACCGGCGTCATTTTCGCTGCAGGGAGTAGAATGGCTGGCAAACACGATCGAACTGGTGCAAGACATAAGCAAGATCGACATCGCCGGGATTCTATTAACAAGGGTGCCCGCCCGATCGAAAGACGCAGACTTATGCCGGGCCGACCTTGGGGAGAAGTACGGCCCCCTGGTATTCAATACCATAATAAACAGCAACGAAAAAATCAAAGAGTCCCAGCGAAACAAAACGCCCCTTGTGTTTTACGATCACAAAGCAAAAGCGGCGATTCAGTACATCGAGCTGGCGAAGGAGATGTTGACCGATGGCCAATAGAAAAAAGACGGTTGCTGAAATCCAGAACGAGCTGGGAGCAGGGGGAGAACTTCTGCCGGGCCTTTCAGCCATGGCGAACAGAGATGAGCGGCGCATTCCATTAGAACAGGCGAGAAAAAAGAAATATAAAAAACCTCAGAAATTCAAACGAAGTTATATGCTTCAAGAAGATACCATTCAGAGGCTAGATGACATCAGGCGAGTTTATAAGGGTAAGGCGTTATCCGACCTTTTGAAGATTGCCATTGATGATCTATATGAAAAAAACAAGGCTGCAATAATTGAAACTTTTATACAGGAATAACGAATAACACATCAACGATAAAGGCGGGCGAACGATGCCCGCCTTATCATCGTCACAAAGGAGGACAAGCCCAATGACAGAATTCATGCTATCTCTTGAAGATTTTGCAGCATTCAAGAACGGTTTAGATCAATACTATAATGAAGTGGCCGTTGATGATAAAACGACCTTCCTAAAATTTTTAATGCGGCTGCAAGAGAACACGGTCGGGCTCCAGCAGGAATGCTGCGGCGAGATTTTCACATTTTGCCAGATACACATTTCAGAGATCGACCTGCAGCGGGCCGTTTCCGCATTGAGCTTCGTGTGCCTTATGAGGCCCAGCGAAAAAGAGATCGTGAGCACAAAGGAAGTCCTCGACCGGATAAACGAAGTATATAAAACGGCGTAACGGCGGAGAGGAGTGAAGCATGCAATTAGGCCCGCAACTTTACACCGGGAACCATTACCCGGAAGTCAAACCGTTACAGAAAATAGGAACATTGATATGTAAGCCGGATGGCGGCCTGTGGACATCGACATATGACGAAGAATCTGGCTCCGGCTGGGTACAGTGGTGTTTCAATGAGCAATTCAACGTACCCAGCGGCGGCCTCTGGGAAGGATTCTTATTTCAACCCAGACCGGATGCCCGGATTTATGTGGTAGATACATATCCGGACTGCGAGGCCCTATTTAAAAAATATAGTAGCCCGTTATATAAAGGCTCCGGCATGCAGCAGCTCGACTTCATACGCATATCGGAGGAATACGATGCCGTCCATTTGACCGACAGAGGCCAGTGGGCCACGCGAATGACGCACCCATACACATTCTACGGATGGGACTGCGAGAGCACCGTGTGGCTGCGTGACGTCTTTACCGGCCCACCCCAGAGTTTAGGTTTTAAGCGTTTCAAATCACTTAATGATTAAACGATAGAAAGGGTGCTATTGCCATGGCGCGGGGCCCAATAAAAAAGAGAGATTTTGATGATGAAATCCAGAAAAACTATGAACGAATCGAACGACTCAAAGGACACATCAAAGAAGTAGAGGACATCATCGCCGGACTTGAAGCAGAAAAGGAAGCAGTCGCCATGAAAGAGCTGCAGGAAGTTCTCAAGGCAACCGGCATGAAAGCAAGTGACCTTCTGGCCTTGGCGAAAGCATCCTCGGTGAAAGAGGCGGAATAAATGCACGATGAGCGCATTTTCATCACGGTCGAACAGGCCCTGTCCGTTATACCGGACAGAGAAGAAATTCACACCTTCCGCAGTTTGCCGAATGCGCTGTTCGGCACCGACTGGTTCAAAGAGGACATCATTAAAAAGCTGCAGAGTTCCGATCGCATAGAGATCGCCGGAGAGATGGCGCGGGGATTGGGCCATGGAATCGTTGCCTCCGATAAGGGCAAAGACCAAAGCGAGGCATTATTCATCGAAACCGTCGAGGAGCCGCTGGCGGCCCTTGAAAAAGCCATAGAGGAGCAGAGAGCAATGAAACCAATAATTGAGCCATACAGCGGCGGCCCCGGTTACCTCGCCATGCCCATGGCGGCGAACATACCGAAGCCTGACCCCAGCCGGGGATGGACGCTCACGCAATGCCCGGTGTGCGGCTGCGACTGCTGGCGAACCCCGGAGCATGCCAACCTCGAAAAACAATATCCGATAAAATCGGTCTGTACCATGTGCGCCCTTAGACAAGGGCAGGGGCCGACGCAGGAAGTGAAGAAATGAATCTTGAGAATATATTCGGCAACGACGCAACCGTCCTGCCAGCAAATCCGACGATTGAGGACATCGTGCCGTATGTAGTCGAGAAGTTTGAGCAGCGATGGAAACAAGGATATAAATACGAGGCTGCGACCGTGCAGCGGTACAAGGGCGGGAAACAGCCATATTCCGTTGTCATGGGCTGCGTCGAAACCTATTGCAGTCAGGCAGCCGGTGTGTTTCATTCGCAGAATGTACTGCCGGTGCCAAAGCATCTCAAAGATGAAGTCATGCAATGGGAGGACGCTGGCGGTTTTTGCATATACCTTTCGGTGCTTTCCGCTTGCCTCTTAGAACAGCTCAATGGATATAAGCCGGAGGAGTTAAAGCTCATACAGGGTTTTTATAAGCACGACCTCCGCGCCGACTGGCCCGAATTCATACCATGGGGCCCGGTACAGACCGGCGTTCACGCATTCCTGACGATTGGCGACGCGGTGGTCGATTTCACCATAAAGGTGCAAGAGGGCGAGTTCTTTGATTTCGGCAAGGACGATCAGTGGCCTTTCCTATGCGGGCCGGTGCCGGAGGCGTTCGAGCTTTGGGGCTGGCCGGAGGATTTCAAGACCATCAAGGAATATGCACGGCAGATCGCCCGCAGCGGCGGCCTCAACTATTACGAATGGATCAACGGACATTGTAAGTCCGCGCTGGAGATGGCAAAGACCGTTCTGGAGATGAGAACGGAGAAGAAAAAACGATGAAAACAGATCTTTCAGAATTTGGATATGTTCCAGTCACGAGTTGGGCACAAGCAAAAGACCTCATAACCAAAGGCTGGTATGTAATCGTCGGCGGTAAGAAAATCGAGGACTTTATTGTTTCATTCCATCTTGAGGGCAGCATCCTAAAGGCGGAGCTTTTCGACCCGCCGAAAATGCAAATGAATTATTTCGACATTGACTGGCCCGGCGTAGAAAAAACATATAACGATGCCATTTCATGCGGGCAGCCGATATATTCCAAAAAAACAAATCTCAATATAAAGTTCAAACAATAAGACAGGCAGCCGATGATGATCGGCTGCCATATTTTTTACATGTGAATAAATACGTTTTTCCCCGGCTTGTCCTTGCAAAATGGGACAAGCTGATTTATAATTAAAACTAATGTGAATGACTACGGAATTTATACAGAAAACGTATTATTGGAGGACAAGGCCCATGGCAAAGAGAAATAGGAAAAGACTTCCAAAGTTTTTGACTGAGGATGAGGTCGAGGCGATCGTCGCAATTCCGAATATGAGATATTTCACTGGCGAGAGAAACCGTGTGCTGCTGAATTTCTATTTGAATACCGGAGCGCGGCTCTCGGAGGGCATCGACGTGAAATGGACGGACATAGACCTCAATTCCGGCAGCATTTATATAGTAGACGGTAAGGGAGGCAAAGACCGCGTCATCTGGATCGGCGGCGAGTACCTGACGGAGCTACAGCACTGGAGGACACGACAGGGCCAGCAGTTGGGCCGCTGCGAGTTTGTATTCACGACACACAAAGGCGGGCAGCTGCAGCCTCGGTATATAGAACAGATGGTCAACAACTATAGGGATCGGGCCGGGCTCGAAAAGCATATCACCCCGCATATGCTCCGTCATACCTTCGCAACCCGATATCTGGAAAAGACAAAGAACATCCGAAAAGTACAGGAGGCCCTCGGTCATACCGACGTGAGCACGACAATGGTTTACACGCACGTCGTACCCGGCGACATAATGGACATGATCGGCCTATGGGAGAAACGGAAATGAAACCAGAGAAATGGCCTGTTTGCAGCGAATAGAACGACTTCAATCGATCATTATCTCGCTTATTATCATTCCAGTTCTTCCAGAGCTATCTAATATTATACAATTTTAATAACATTATAACAACAACTGGTGTTTTTCCTGTATATATAGTATAATGTACAGGCACTCTCTAGTTTCGACTCAATCCCGCTGTAAATTAATGTTAGATAGTATTGTTATTAACTGACAGGAGGGAATGCTGATGCCGATGCCGCATGAAAAAATAACCGTGGAAGAATTCGCAAATATTCTCATCGAAAGCAAGCACATTCTGAGGCGCATGACCAGAGCAGAAATTGATGAGCTCCTCGACATCCTGCTTCAAACCAAAAGAGCCGGGCCGCCGATGGAGTAACCAAATAAATAAATAAAAAAAAAGACGCAGCCACCCGGCTGCGCTTTTTCATTTCATAGGTATTTGCTCAAGTGCCTTAATATATCCAATAAACCGATCAACAATATTCTGCTTCACATATCCATCTTCATCAACAAGCCCGGTATCGACCATTTTTTCCAGCATATATTTTATGGCCTCATTTTCATGCCTAAAATCAGATACGCCCATGATGTATTCGAGTGAGCAATCAAAAATATTTGCAACGGTAATGAGAAGGTCAACGGACGGGACTCTCGCGCCACGTTCCCAATGAGCAATCGCGGCAGGGGAGCAGTCCAACATTAGTCCCAACTGTTTCTGGGTTAAATCTTTGTCAGCCCGCAACCTTTTCATTCTCTGAATAAATAAGGATTTATCGAACTCTCGATAAGCCAATTTTACCACATACCTTTCTGGTCAGAATTATACCTATCAGATTATACCTTAATATTTTATTAAGGACAAGCCCTAATTATTACAATTCGGCACTTTAATACTTTTTGTTCGCTTCATTTACTCCTAATAAATTACATTAAGTACACATAACCGCTGCAAATATAGTGATTACCATATTATTTCAGTGGATTTACTTACATTCTGGTTGTATAATAGGAGTAAAGGAGGTGAAACAATTGGATGAGATAAACGCCAAAGAACTGAGGGCGGGGCTTGAGTATTCAAGGAATCTGGCCGGAATACCAAAGACTGAACTGGCGGCCCGATTGGACATGCACCCGAACACTTACCGAAGAAAAGAACACAACCCGGCAACTTTTACGCTGGAGGATTTACTCAAGCTGAAAAAGGCGTTAAATAAAAAAACGATCGAGGACATATTTGTCCCAGAAAAGGAGGGTAAACAGAATGCAGCAGAATGCGATGACAAGGCTTGACGAAATCGAGATCGAGGAAGTCCAGCAGCTCCCGGAGGAGCAGAAAACACAATTCGAAATTACCGACCTCGGCGCAGCGACATGGGCATTCCGCAAGATGCGGTCGCTGGAGAAGAAAATCAACGAAGTAAACGAGGTGGCCCAAGTGGAGATCGACAGAGTAAAGGAATGGCAAGAGAAAGAAATCAAAGGCATTCAGCAGTCGATCGAATATTTCCAAAACCTCCTGACCTTCTATTATGTAAGAGAAAAAGAGGCCGACCCCAAATTCAAGTGTTCCACGCCATACGGCAGCGTGACCAGCCGTAGACTGCAACCGAAATGGGAAACCAACGACGAAACATTAATCAAGTGGCTCAAAGAGAACGAGCACACCGACCTTATAAGGGTAAAAGAGGAACCGGCCCTTTCAGATATAAAGGACAAATTCAAAATGACCGAATCTGGAGTCGTAGTCGATGACAACGGACTTCTGGTGGAGGGCATAACGATCATCGAGCAGGGTGCCAAAATAACAGTAAAAACAAAAGGAGAGTAAAACAATGGCTAACGAATTAATGAAGCAATATGATGTCGAAGTGGTCGACAGCACCCGCATCATTGACTATGTCGATCTGAACGATATCGAGAAGGTCATGGCAAAAATAGCAAACTTTCAGGCGATCGTTCACAGGACGCTGAAACCGAATCTCGATTACGGCATCATTCCCGGAACCGGCACGAAGCCGACGCTGCTCAAACCCGGAGCGGAGAAAATAACTATGCTGCTGGGCCTCCGGTCAGAATTCGATTGGGACAAAACGATGGACATGGAGAACGGCTTCATTCACTACCTCGTAAGAGCGAAACTGTACAAGGGCAACCTTCTGATCACGGAGGGCATCGGCACGGCGAACTCGAAGGAAAACAAGTATGCCAAACAGAATCCATGGAGCGTCGACAATACCCTCCTCAAGATGGCAAAGAAGCGGGCCCTCGTTGACGCAGCCCTGCTGGTCGGCAGCCTTTCGGATATATTCACGCAGGACTTAGAGGACATGGACATCGAAGGGAACAAGGCCCAGAGGCCAGAGGACAGAGTCGCAACCGATCAGGACGGAACCATTAACAAGAGAGAAGCAAAGCGGTTATTTGAAGTGGCCCTCGGTAACGAGGATATTGTCAGAAACGCCATGGAGAAATTCCATTACCAGAAATCGGCGGAAGTCAGGAAAATTCATTACAACGCAATACTGGCGGAGATCACGGCGACGGTCGGAGAGTCAGAGCCAAACGAGGGCCCGGAGTTAGACCCCAGAGATCAAGACGAAACCCAAGGCCAGCCGGAGCAGCAGCCGCAGGGACAAGCCGGTGAAAAAAGAGATTCAGCAGAGTAAAGAGTGGCAAAAGACCCGGACGAAAAATCCGGGCCTTTTATTTTTTTTAAAATAATTTTTTCGCATAATTCGACCTGTTTTTATGCTAAGAGTAAAAGAATAAATGAGTAAAAGAGTAAAAAGAAACCAACCGATTGTGTACCATATTGCACCAGATAACACGATATGCTATCAGATAACTATACAATGAGTAAAACACTGCTATCCAAGAGTAAAAGAGTAATGGAGTAAAGGAGTAAAATGAATGACCAATTTTGACATACGCATTATTTTAGGTGGTTGCAATCGGGACAAGTCCAATATATAATGAGAAGTAATCCGTTCGACATACGGGATGTTGTGATCCGCCCAGCATATGGAGCCGTTACTTTTTGTAATTGGTGCGGGGCCGATTTCAAAGCGATTCAGAGTAAAGAGTGGCAAGAGAAGAAGTGGAAGTAAAAGTGGGAGGAATCAATCTGATCAAATTACTCGAAAAAAATCATATTGTAGAAAGCAGGTATAAAAATGAGCATAATCAGAGTTTGTCACAACCGTGAAAACCCATTTGTTATGATCGACAAAGACATTCTTAATAACGGAATGCTGACATGGAAAGCAATAGGATTATTGACTTATCTTTTATCAAAACCCGATAATTGGAATATCAGCATCGAACATTTATCGAAGGTAACGCCTGACGGTTCAAGCAGCGTAAGATCGGCGTTGACAGAACTGGAGGCCGAAGGATATCTTACCCGCCGACCGATAAAAGAAAACGGAAAGATCATCGAATGGGAGCGCATCGTTTACGAAGTACCTATCGAAGTCGATCCGAAGATCAAGGCCAAAAAGATGACGCAGTCCATGCTTAAAAGAAAGGCAAATCAATCAAAAGATAAACAACTTGTCCCACTTGATGAAAACCCACAAGTGGAACCAACGGAACAAGAAAAGCCACTTGTTGAAATTCCACATGTGGGAAAACCACTTGTGGGAAGCCCACATGTGGAAAACCGCAGACTAATAAATAATGATCTAATAAATAAAGAATTAATAAATAAAGAATTAATAAATAACGATTCTAAAGATATAAAAGAAGGAGGCCCGGCAGAGCCGGACTCGCCCGCAATTGAAAATGCAATTTCAAAAATTGAAAATGGAGAAATAAAAAAGCCGATTATAAATCCTTTCGATGAGCAGCCGAAAGAGGCGGTCGAATTAACGATCGGATTCTTCAGGAAGGTGGCTGAGTATTTCCCGAACGATAAGCAGATCAGCGAGGAGCTCACGCCGACTAATAAGGAACTGCTGGAGGAAGTAAAGGAGATGGAGCGGCTGAACCGGATCGGGCCGCCGAATGGCACGATGGGCTTTACTTGGGACGAAATCAGGGCCATGCTGAATTACATATATACCAGCCCGGATCATTTCTGGGCCACGACCTTAAAAAAGGTCAGGTTTTTCAGAGATAAATCAAGCACAATACAAGCACAGATGAAGCGCATGGGAGGGATAAAGAATGCCGGAACCACAAGCATTAAACGAGATAATAAACAGGGTGATCCAGTTAAGGCCAGACCAGCAGCCGAACCAGAATTCGACGATGAAGGACTCTATATCAGACTTCCGGGAGAATCAGTCAAAGAAACATTCCTCAGAATCGACAGTGATCCAAGATATGACAATGCAAAATTCGAAATATTCAGAAGGAGAGTTGAACGAGAACTTGCCGATGAATTCATGTCAAGAACAGGAAGTTAATAGCTGGAATGCAAAGGACTTTCCAAGATACCTCGAAATGCTGACCCCGGAAGCGGCGGCAATAGTGTCCAGCGGCGACATTTTTATGAGATACAGTGACCTGACGGATCTTCCTGCGATATTTTCACAATACGGTCTCGAATTAGCCGGGGACATATGCGATGATTGCGGGGCCTTTGTGAAGCCGACAATCACGCCATACGGCGGCGGCATTATAAGTCGGGGGGAATGCCAATGCGTCAAGGCAAAGCGAGAGGCGGAGGAAGCGGAGAGGCACAGGAGGGAACAAATCGAATATAGACAGAACAAGGCAATGAACTGCGGCATCCCGCCGAAACTGCAGAATGCCAGTTTTGAGAATTTCCGAATCAATAAAGGCAATACAGAAATGGTGGACAGGGCAAAGCGATATATTAAAATATGGCCGGAGCCGACGAAGATCGGCATGGGCCTGACCTTCACTGGAAGCACCGGCATCGGGAAAAGCCATATCGCCTCCGTCATAGCCAAAGAGATCATCATGAAGGGTGGCGATGCCGTGTTCATATCGGTTGAGCAATTCCTCGACGATATAAAAGAAACCTTCGATGATACGAGTTATGGTTACAACAGCAGCAGGGAAAAGCGAAAAACAAAGAGCGACATCATGGACAGGGTGTGTAATTGCGGCCTCCTCGTTTTCGATGACCTGATGGCGAACAGCACAACAGAGTGGGCCCTGAATATGATCGAACAAGTATATGACCGGAGAACGGCCCAGAACCGCCCGATCATAACAACGACAAACTTTTCCGAAGCGGAGCTCCGGGCCCGGCTCAGTGATTGCATACAAGAGCGTTTATATTCCCGGCTGATCGGAAACAGCATCGTGGTAAACCTTGGGGAGCAGCGAGATGAGCGCATGTTCATAAAGGGCATGGAGTTTGATGCGATGATGGAGTCCCCGATCGAAAACCCCGAATAATAGAAAAAGTTTCTTTCAAAACCCTTGGAGCAGGGTTATACATGAAAGAAACTTCTTCAATAAAAAAATTCGTTGAGTAAAGAGTAGTAAAAGACCGGAGAAACGCAAGAAAGGGAAATCACTCAGTCTCAAAATCATACTACTACTCGCAGGTTAATTTTATGATATCACAGAACAAGCCCTTTGTAAATTGGTAAATTGGTACAAGCCTTGAAAAAAGCTATTTTCATGCAACTTACCCAAATTTGGAATTAAGAAAAGACTTAAAAAAAGGGCCGGGTGAATTGGACAAACTATGCCTCGTCATAAAGGAAATCCCGCCAAGCCTGAACAAGTACCTCGGAAATTCTCACAACTTCAACACATACCGAAACGACAAGGCGAAATGGGAGTGGCTGGTGCTGGCGTCGATCCCGCTGCCGGTGCGAGGAACGAAACCGAAATGGAAACGGTCGAAGGTTAAAATCAATTATTATTTTTCGGACAATATAAGGCGCGATCCTGACAATTACAGCGGCAAATTCATCATGGACGGTTTGAAAAAAGCCGGAATCATAGCAGATGACAGTTTCAAAAACGTAACGCTGGAACTTTCCGGAAGCGTAGACCCCAAAAACTCAAGGACTGAGATAGAGGTGGAACAATTGGAACAATAAGGAGGAGGGGCTTATTACGAACGAAGAAAAGCAAACGATCGAAGAATTGCTCATGGGATATAAGGAGATCAAGACCACACTCGGCGTTTTAAAGGATGATCAGGAAACTATCAAAGCGACCGGGAAAAATATCCTGAACGGTGCCAGAGGCAAGACCAAAAAGCAGATCGACGATGAAGTGTTCATTTTAAGCAAGCGGATCAAAATTATAGACGATGCACTGGCCTCACTTCCGGAGCTGCAGCGGCGGATTATTGAACGACGGATTATAGATGGGGAGCCCTATTTTATCGTGTGCGCCGAATTGCATATGGGCGAAAGAGGGGCCCGGAAACTCAAGAGGAAAGCCCTCCAAGTCTTGGAGAGAATAATGCAGATGACATGAGAGGAGAACCGAATCGGCAATGACTAAATATAGAATTCATAGTGGTTCACCTTCCATGACCAATATCCGGCAGCAACGGAAAGCAGCCGGTGTTTGTATCATTTGCGGCGGCCTCCTTGATAGAGAGGGCTGGCATTGTAAGGCATGCCTCGAAAAATGTAATGCCATGAAAACACGGTGCCGGATAAGGAACAAAGAAAAGGGTATATGCGCTTATTGCGGCGGCCCATTAGACAGGGAGGGCTGGTTCTGTAAGGCATGCCTCAACAAAGCGAACCGACACGCCAAAAGGCGGACGCAAAAGCGAAAGGCGCAGGGACTATGCCCGCAATGCGGGAACCCGGCAGATGACGGTTATGCCTATTGCCAAAGGTGCCGGGATATCCACAACGAATATCAACGCTGCAAAAAATACGGAATTCCATGGGAGAAATCAAAGACCGGTCGGGCGGTGAAGCCGGACAAGTAGAAGGGAGGAATTATGCGACCTCTGGCGGACATAAAGCAGAACTATCGGCTTTTTATCGAGAGGGAAGGATTCGACGGATTCCAAGCCTCGCTCGTATACCCGAACATAAAACTTGGAGCCGTGTTCATAATCGCATCATGGGGCGGCGGATGGGAACATGTAAGCGTATCGATGCGGAACAGATGCCCGACATGGGACGAAATGTGCATGATAAAGGATATATTCTGGGATGAGGAGGAGTGCGTCGTTCAATTTCACCCGCCTAAAAGTCAGTATGTAAATCGATATCCGCACTGCCTCCACCTTTGGAAGAAAATCGGGGAAGTATACGAAACTCCGCCAAAAATATTTGTAGGATAAGGAGGAAGGTTATGGAATACAAATGCGCTCTATGCGGAGGCGACCTCACACTGGACATGACACAACTCGGCATTTGTACCATGAAAAAAGGCATCGAAAGCGTGTGCCTCACCCACGAATTCTCAGATCAGCTCATGGACTACATAGCCGAAAATGGCGGGACGGACAACATCATGAGGCGGCTGGCAGAGCTGGAGGAGCAGGAGGCCGTGCATGATTGAAAATTGTTATCGAGGGATAACCCCCTATGATGAAGTATATACCATCCCGGAAAGCGGCCTTATAAGTATACTAAATAATCTTCCAGAACAAGAGTTTAGCCGGATTTTAGAAATCGTCATCGCGCAATCGATTAAACGAAAAAGCCAAACAAGGGATGCCATCCCAAAAAAAGAAGATGAAACCGTTCGAATTCCAGTACATAACGAAAAAGAAGCCCTTACACTTCTTGATTCCGGTTTTATATTTGACATGACAATTTTTGCACCTCACCTCATGATTATTCCAGTAAATGACGATGAAGTCGGGATAATTGATTTAAACAGGATCACGACGAAAAAACCAGCAGATACACCGTGCTATTTTCTAAAAAAATGGCGATTAAAGGATTCGTTAAAACAAGAATTTCTAAATATATCCTTCGGCAGCGCATCGAAAGAACAGCTCGTAATAGATGACGTTCGACGATTGTGGCGGGAGGGATATCCGAACGAGGCGCGGCTTTATGATATCGCACACAGTGAGGCTCCGCCGGTTAAAAAAACAGGACGAAAAAGAAAAACAGAAGGAGATGAAACAGGAAAGCGATGAAAAGCATATACACGCTGCAGCAAAAAGCTGAAATCGTCGACCGGCTGCAAGAGGCCATTATCCTGGTCGACTTCCGCGCTGGGCAATATAAGGCCATCGCCAAAGCGGAGAAGGAGCTCGATGCATTTACCGCTGATAGTTTGTCCATTAATTTTGAAAGCGTAATAAAAGCCATATACGAGGCCGTGGATACCGTTGAACCACATGGTTTAAAATTTGAGCCACCGCTCAAAGCCCTAATAAATTACATAATTTATGGAGAGGAGCATCCCGATGGAAAAAAACCATTCACAGGTGGAGTGTAAAGGCTGCGGTTTTCCTATTGTTTGGATCACAAGTAAAGCGGGAAAACACATACCTTGTGACCCGGAGAAGGTAAGCGTCGTTACAGAGGACGGTGACATCATCGTGGGCCGTGTGTCGCATTGGGCCACATGCCCGGCTGCTGATACCTTCCGGAAGAAATAAGACAGAGGAGGACAAGCAAATGGCATATATGGCACACATGACCGCTCAACAGAGGAAGGATATCCTCAAAATGATTGATCCGAATATATCCGAGGCATATATGGAACACCGAGGATTACTTTGGCAATGGAATGTCTTTGAGGCGATATATTTCAAGAACAAAACATATGAACAAGTAGCAAAGCAAATCGGAAGCAAGGTCTGGAGGGTAAAGGCGATATATAATCAGGCGGAACGATCGCTGATCAAGATATACGCCCTTCAAGTGAAAATAAGAGATGGAAAATAGGAATAAAAGAGTAAAGGAATAAAAATGGACAATCCGAAAGGGCCAAAGAAATTCTGCTTCAATTGCGGAAAACACATCCTGATCGACGGCAGCTTTGACGGAGGCATGATCCAATGCACCGTCAGCGGAAAATGCATAGACCTGATGGAAATCGCGCCGGATGACTGCACGGACTATATAAACAAGGAACCGGGAAAATGGACAATATAAAGCAGAGCCGGGGAATAACCCCGGCTTTTCTTCCGAAAGATACCATTGCATAATACACATAAGGTGTGTATAATAGTAAGAGTAAGGGGGACGATATGAAAAGGAAAGACTTAATTCGGCTCCTCGGACAGAACGGTTGGTGGCTTTTGAGGTCAAAGGGAGGGCACGACGTATACACGAACGGCAAAGACATAGAGCCGATCGAGCGGCACACCGAAATCCCAGAGCTACTGGCAAAAGCCATCATCAAGCGGCGGGGGCTGAAATAAGCCCCCTTCCCGCAAAAATAAAAATGGAGGTAATAGACATGAGAGTGATTTACCCGGTTATCATTTCCGAAAAAACGCCCGATGGCTCCCATATAGTAACCGTCCCGGATTTGTATGAGTGGGGCACCGGCACAAGCGGCAAGGATATGGCAGAGGCAATATTCATGGCGCGGGATTTTATCGGCTGTATTTGTACCGATCTGCAGGATGAGGGAAAGCCGCTGCCTGAACCATTCCCAATGGAATCAATAGAGCGCGGCCCCGGCGATATCGTAACGCTGGTCGACGTAGACCTGACCGAATACCGCAGATCGATCGAGCAGAAATCGGTGCGCCGAAATGTAACCATTCCCGGATGGCTGGACTATCGCGCCGAAAAAGCCGGGATAAACGTATCGGCTATTTTGCAGACCGCCCTCGCCAAAGAGTTACACATCCCGGCACAACACAGAGAGCGCGAACGGAGCAGACCATGAGAATGGTGAAATGCCCGGAGTGCGATGGCGCGGGCCAGTATGATATCGAGCAGCGATTCCAAGGTGAGATATTCCTCACGCCGGTCACATGCCCAAGCTGCGGCGGGGCAAAGCAAATAAGCTGGGCCCATTTTTGCAGCCGGTTTCGCAAGGCCCCAAGATTTAGAAAAGAGGTACACAAATGAAAATCACATTAACAGACGCGACCGAACAGCAGATCAAGGTGTTATCCGAGGAAACAGGCAAAAGCCCGGAGGAGATTATCGCAGAGGCGATCAAGCGGCTCCACGAAAAAAACATCACGGAAAAATAAGAGTAAAAGAGTAAAAGAATAAAAACAGGAAAGACCCCGCCAGAGGCGGGGCCTTTTTTTTATTTGCTTTCCCGGCCCGCAGCATACGCAGCTTCAAGGGCTTTTTTCAGGCTCCAGACGGACACCTCATGAAAATCAAGGTCATCGCTATTCCGGGTTTCGAGGGTTTCTATATTCAGCATTTCCCCCGCGATTTTTGTAAGCAGTTCATTCATATTTTTAACCTTTCCGGGCCAGTACCGGCCCCCTTTGATAATATAAGTATACCTCATTTTGTTTACTAAGTCCACACACAAATGATGGTAAAGCGGTTTTCCACATTATCCACAGAGTTACACACAGAGCGTCAACTTTTTAGGGCTTGTTCCGCTTTTATTCCGTATTTGGCCCGAAAAAAGGCCGCCAGATTGTAACATTTTACGCATATAATTAAAAGTATAAAGATGAGGGGAAGTGCCAGAGTGCAAGACCGCAAATTGAAGATTGAATATGTTCCCATTTCTAAGCTAAAAGGCTGGACGAAGAATCCCAGAAACAACGATGACGCAGCGGAACGCCTCTCAGGACTGATCGAGGAGCACGGATTCATTAACCCGGTAATCGCAACCCCAGACGGAACCGTCCGGGCGGGCCATACCCGCATCAAGGCGGCGGAACTCAAGGGCATCGAAAAAGTGCCGGTCATATACGTTGAATTTGACAGTGAGGCGAAAGCGGAAGCGTTCTCCATAGCGGATAATCGGGCCGGAGAGTGGGCCCAATGGGATTATAAAAAGCTGGCCCAGATATTGCTCGACCTCGACACCGGCGAATTTGACATGGAACTAACCGGTTTCAATCCGGACGAAATAGAGGACTTAATCGCAGAATACGGCGACCGGCCCATCCAAGAGGAGGAGGACTTCAACCCGGAGGAGGAGGCCGCCAAAATAGAGGAGCCGGTGAGCAAGACCGGCGACATATGGTGTTTAGGTAAGCACCGTGTGATCTGCGGCGATGCAACAAGCAGCCGTGATGTGTCCGCTTTATTGGACAGTAAAACGGCGGACATGCTGCTGACCGACCCGCCTTATAACGTGGATTATGTTGGAAAGACAGCCGATGCGCTGACCATCGACAACGATGACATGAACGACCAGCAATTCCACGATTTTATTTTATCGGCGTTAACGAACGCCCGGAGCGTTCTCAAAGCGGGCGGGCCGTTTTATATATTTCATGCAGACACGAAGGGCCTTATTTTCCGAACCGCAACAGCAGAGGCGGGCCTCACCCTCAAGCAAGTCCTTGTGTGGGTTAAAAACACGATCGTAATGGGCCGCCAAGATTATCACTGGCAGCACGAACCGATCTTATATGGCTGGAAGGAAGGGGAGGCCCACTGCTGGTTCGGATTCAGGGACAAATCAACCGTTTATGATGAGGGGCTGCCGGACATCGACGCAATGAAGAAGGATGAGCTCCGGGCCTATATAAAAGACCTATTAAACCAATTACAAACAACCGTCACTAGAGATGACAAGCCAACCCGCAGCACAGAACATCCGACCATGAAGCCGCTGCCGCTTTTGAGGCATTACATGGAGAACAGCAGCCGATCGGACAACATTGTGTTCGACCCTTTCCTCGGAAGCGGATCAACGCTGATCGCAGCGGAGCAGTTAGGCCGCATTTGTTACGGCATGGAGCTCTCGCCGGTATATACGGACGTTATCGTCAAACGATACCTAAAATTCAGAGATTCCGACGTTGGAGTCCGGCTTATAAGAAATGGGAAGGAGCGACACATCAGTGACGTAAAAGAATGGAAAGTGGTGTAAATGGCTGACCAGAGAGGCAGACCGCCAAAGCTCACACCGGAGCTTCAAGAGAATATAATCCACTACCTCCGTTTCGGGAACTTCCTCGAAACAGCGGCGGCTTTTAATGGCGTAGACAGGACAACTTTGTGGAGATGGATCACAAGAGGCAAAAGAGAGATTCAGCGTCTGGAAGCCAATTTATCCAGCAAAATCAAACAGTCAGAGGTTCCTTACGTTGATTTTTGCAACGCAGTTGAGAGGGCTGACGTAGAGAGTGAAATCCGATACGCGCAGTTATGCTATGCAGCAGCGAAGGATGATCCAAACTTTGCATATAAGATGCTCATGTCGGGCCGGTATAAGAAATGGAGAAACAACGGAACTCAGGAAACCCAAAATGCAAACGAGCAAATCGGCAGCATAACCACGGAAGATATCGAAAAGGCCAGAGAGAAATTAATCCGTCGACTTGAAAAAATGCAAGGTATCCCGGACGATCTGGAACCCATAGGCCCAGATGGAGGGATTGAATTATGACAAAGGAGCAGAGGCGCAATAAGACCATGATCCGGAATGGCGTAATGCTCATGGAAGATAAAGAACTCATGGCCCTGAATTATGACTGGATGGGAAAAATCGGGATAGCGAGGCCAGAACAAAAGCCTCCGGACATGCCGTGGATCGTCTGGCTCATATTAGCGGGCCGTGGCTTCGGTAAGACCCGCACCGGGGCCGAATGGATAAGATACCGGGTGGAAACCAAACAGGCAGCGAGAATCGCCCTTGTCGCGCCGACAGCGGCAGACGGAAGGGACATCATGGTCGAGGGCGAAAGCGGAATCCTCAACGTGTTCCCAAAATCATACCGGCCCATATACGAGCCATCGAAGCGGCGGCTGACCTTCTACACCGGCGCAACGGCGACAGTTTACTCGGCGGACGAACCGGAGCGATTGAGAGGCCCGAACAATGACACCGCATGGGCCGACGAACTGTGTTCTTGGAGATATCCGGAGGCATACGACATGCTGATGCTGGGCCTCCGTTTAGGGGATAATCCGCAATGCGTAGTCACTACCACACCAAAGCCCATTAAAATCCTCAAGGAAATAATGAAAACGCCGGGAACGGTGATCACAAGGGGCAGCACATACGACAATGCGGAGAATCTATCCAAAATATTTTTAAGTACCATCATTTCAAAGTATGAGGGAACACGCCTCGGCAGACAGGAACTCAACGCAGAAATTCTCGACGATACGCCGGGAGCCCTTTGGACAAGGGCAATTCTGGATTTACACAGGGTGAACGAGCAGCCGGAACTTGACCGAATCGTTATCGGAGTAGACCCGGCAGTTTCCACGAACGAGGACTCCGACGAAACCGGAATCATTGTCGCCGGTTCAAAAGCAATAGAAGGTTTTATTCTGGCGGATTATTCCGGGCAACTAAAGCCCGCAGCATGGGCCAAGCGAGTGGTCGATGCCTATTACGATCACGATGCCGATTACGTCGTGGCGGAGAGCAATCAGGGCGGAGACATGGTCTCTTTTACCATTCACACAGTAGACCCGAATGTTCCGGTCAAGTTGATCCACGCAAGCCGGGGCAAGCAAACCAGAGCGGAGCCGATCTCCTCGCTTTACGAGCAGGGCCGTGTTCACCATATCGGCAGCATTGCGGTTCTTGAGGATCAGATGACAACATGGGTGCCCGGAGCAGAGGACAGCCCGGACAGATTAGACGCAATGGTTCATGCATTGACCGCCCTGCTGTTAGGGAAACAACCCGCAAAAAGGGTGAAACCGACAGGCATCACAGGCACATCATCATGGGACTAAGAATTAAAGCGAGGTGAGATGATTGGCAATTAACGGAAGAATGTACATGGAGCTAGGCAACACCGGCCTCGATCGGGCGGCTGGTTATGTTTACGAGGAGCAGCTCACACAACTCCAAGGGCTAAAAGGAATCCGGACATATAAGGAAATGCGGGATAACGACCCAACCGTGGGCTCTATCCTTTTTGCAATAGAAATGCTAATTCGGCAAGTTTTATGGCAAGTCGAACCAGTGAGCGATTCAGACAAGGACACAGAGGCGGCAGATTTTCTTGATAGTTGCATGAACGACATGAACCAGCCGTGGAGCGAACTGATCTGCGAAATTTTGAGCATGTTGGTGTTCGGATGGAGCTATCACGAACTCGTTTATAAACGGAGATTAGGCCCGACCGCAGACCCGAAAACACACAGCCGATTCAATGACGGACGCATCGGCTGGCGCAAGATACCGATCAGAGCGCAGGAAACGCTCAACGAGTGGGAGTTTGACGAAGCGGGCGACATTATCGCCATGTGGCAGATGGGGCCGCCGACATATGAGCTCGTCCGCATACCTATGGAAAAGGCCCTGCTGTTCCGGACAGTAACCCGCAAGGGAAACCCGGAGGGCCGGAGCGTTCTGCGTAATGCGTATCGCCCATGGTATTACAAGAAAAATATCGAGAGCATAGAGGGCATCGGCATCGAGCGTGACCTCGCCGGTCTGCCGGTGGCTTGGGTGCCAGCGGAGCTTCTGGATAGTACAGCCAGCGCAGGGGACAAGGCCGTATTAGCGGAGATAAAGAAGATCGTCCGCAATATTCGCCGGGATGAGCAGGAAGGAATTGTGTTCCCGCTTTCATATGACGAGAACAATAATAAAATTTATGACCTTACCCTGCTATCAACCGGAGGCCGTCGCCAGTTTGACACCGACACCATTGTCCAGAGATACGACAGCCGGATCGCAATGACGGTTCTGGCAGATTTTATCCTTTTAGGCACAAAGAACGTCGGCAGTTTCGCACTTTCAAGCAGTAAGACGGAATTATTCGCCGTGGCGATCGGGGCATGGTTAAACAGCATAGCCGACGTGTTCAACAGATATGCCGTGCCCCGCCTTTTTGAACTGAACTCATTCAGCATCGAAGCATTACCGGCGATCGTGCCGGGCGATATTGAATCGATTCCGTTAGAAGAACTTGGCAAATATCTGAGTGATCTTTCCGGGGCCGGTATGCCGCTGTTCCCGAACGAGGAGCTGGAGAAGTACCTCCTGAAGCTCGCCAATTTGCCAATTAATAAATAAGTGGAGGATGACAAAACGATGAGAGAGAACATCGAAGAACGTGCCGTAAGAATTGGAAACTATATCGTTGAAACAAACAAAACGATTAGACAGGCCATGACGGAATTGGGTTATTCAAAATCCACCATCCACAAAGATTTGAGATATCGGCTTCCGGATATCGACCCAGACCTGTCCTATGAGGTGGCGGTTATTATGGAACGCCACAAAGCCGTGCGCCATATCAACGGCGGTAAGGCCACTCATGACAAATTCGAAATGATCAGAACAGCTTGCTGAAAGGAGCGAGGCAAAGATGGCAGAGTCCTATGAATACAAACGCAGCCCGGCCCGCAAGGAATTTATCCGAGGAGGCCGCAGCGATATCGAGAGTAAATTCACCTATCATCCTCCAAAGGGCGATCAGGTCGAACGATACCAGAAAATCAGGGACGCAGCAAAGGAGATGGCTTATCTGATTTTGGAGAACACCCCGCCATCCAGAGAGCAGAGCTTATTTTTAACGAAGTTGGAGGAATCCATCATGTGGGCCAATGCAGCCATCGCCCGGAATGAATAGGAGGAACAGTCATGGTAAAGCGTAAATGCCCGGAATGCGGAGAATATTGGTATTCATCCGATACAACCGATCAGCCGTGGGACTGCCAGACATGCGGCGCAGAGATTCCAAAATCAGCGGAAGAATCTGCCTAATAATCGGGAATAAAGGAGTAAAAGAGTAAATCTGTAAAAGGAGGGCCGACATGCCGTGGATCTTTAAACAAAAAGATATCCAACCACCGGAGCTGCACACAGGCGGCCCGATCGCAGATAAAACGCCGAACAGCAGGGCATGGAAAATCATACAAGCGGCAGCCGATAAGAACACCGAAGCCATGACGGATATGGTGATCAGGGCAGCCGATAAGACCCGCAGCGAGGCTGACATCAAGCAAATGCTGCAGGGGATATATAACAACGATTCAGTCAAGATCGAAAACGCCGTGCCATGGGATGCATTCAAGGCCGAACTCACGGCAGCAGAACCATTGATGGAGGACACGCTGAACCGGAGCGGACAGGAAATGATTGTCACGCTTCCGATGGAGCAAAGGGACGTTGTGTTCGATACCGGATCACCCCGGAGCCTTTCATGGATAAAGGCCAGAACAGCGGAGTTAGTAACGGAAGTCTCGAATGAAACCGTCCTCGCACTTCGGGAGGCAGTCCGATCGGCGGCGGAAGCTGGTTATGGAGCGGACAAGACAGCCGAACATTTGAAATCACTTATCGGACTCACGACCCGGCAAGCGGGAGCCGTTACCAACTATCGTGACCGGCTGATCTCAAGCGGCAAGAAATACGAACGAGCCCAGACAATGGCGGATAAATATTCAAAACGGCTGCTTCAATATAGGGCCGAGAATATAGCACGGACGGAACTCATGCGGGCCTCGAATCAAGGATTTAACGAGATGCTGCAGCAAGGTGCCGATCAAGGAATCCTGCCGCCGAGCACATACGAAATATATTGGATTTTAACACCGGATGACCGACTTTGTGACAAGTGCAAGGAAATGGCGGGCGTAACTACCACGCTGGGCCAGCCTTTCAGCACAGCAGCCGGAAACATAGATACTCCACCATTGCACCCTTCATGCCGTTGTACGCTTGGCGTTCGGTTCAAGGAGTAAAGGAGTAAAAGAGTAAAGGAGGGAAGCACCTATGCCATCGTCTGAGTATTTGGAGGCTATGCTTGATAAAGCAAAGGAATTCCTCCCGGAATGGCTGTTTACAGAGATTCAACGAGCGGCGATTCCACAATCGGGAGGCAAGGCCAGAGCCAACAAACGAACACAGCAGCAAGCACAAGCCGCCCAGATTGAAAAGCTCACACTGGAGGAGATGCGGCCCGACGTTCTGACCGATGCGCCCGATACGGAAATATTATCCGCATGGCATAGGCTCAATCAGTGGTATGGCGGAGCCAAGGAAAAGAATCAGGCCATCGAAAACTTTGTAAATGCTGCTATCTGGGTTATTGAGGAAATGAAGAACCGCAAATTTGATATAGATCAGACCGGCGACCTTTACCGGGCCGTGGAGAACTTCAAGCCCACCAAAAAATATGACATTGTAAAGAATTTTTATGCGCTGCCAAAGGAAACCATGGTGGTGCGTGATTTCGTTTCGATCGTAGGATCGGCAGCAAAGGACAAACAGAACCCGAACGACATCGACGTTCTATTCAGGGCGGAATCGGACGAGGGCGGGCATTACCTCATCCAGAGCGATAATGTGTGGCTCCCGGTAAGGAATATCCTCGACCCGAACAAAGAGGACATCCTGCATTTTATTTTGAACCCGCAGGGCAGCCATGGCGATTATGTTTCCTGCTATGATCTGGTGCTGCGTAGGAAGCCCACATTCAAGCGTGAAATCGTAAAAGCAGACACAGGGGCCTCATGTATGCCCGATTGGGAAACGTACAAGGAACAAGCCCCAGAGGGCCCCAGATACGACCTCGGATGCGGGAACAGCAAGCCGGACGGTTTCATCGGGATCGATTCGGATAATTACGACGGAGTCGACATCGTAACGGATATGAGATATGGGCTCCCGATACAGAGCGACACCGCTGCCGTTATAAGGGCGAATCATTTTCTGGAGCATTTACCGGACACAGAAAACATAATGACCGAAATATTCCGCAGCCTCATGCCGGGCGGCCTTGCCATAATCACCGTGCCCAGCACGGAAACAGACGGAGCCTTTGCACATCCGGGCCACAAATCATTTTTTAATAAGGCCAGTTTTGACTTCTGGACGAACCCGGAGCTGATCGAACACAGGCCGTGCTTTGAAAATGTGTGCGTAAACGACCGGGAGGAGCCAAATGGTCTGCATTATATCGATGCTGTCCTGAAAAAACCGGGAGCTGCAGAGGAGCAGATCGCAAAGCTATCACCGTCAATCGCATTCGTTCCGCCGAAACCGCAGATGGCAGGAACCACGGAAGCATTCGACATGACGGATCTCCTGAAATGGATAGACAATAAATGGCCGATCGATATCGAGCCGAAATGGAACGGCTTCCGTTGCATTGTAACGAAGGACGGAGCAGACATCCGGCTCTGGTTTGAGGGGAAACCCAGCGACAACATGATCGACAAATTCCCGAAACTCAAGGAAGAACTCGCCAAAATAAATGGCGACTTTATCCTGGACGCAGACCTCGGCATCGAACGAGGCGGCAAGCGGGAATCCCGGCCTGACCTGATGCGTTTTAATGCGGATAAGCCGGTGTTTGAGCCGGACGAAACCGTTGTGTTAACGCTTTTTGACCTCCCATATTTCAAAGAGGATTTGAGTCAAAAACCATTCACAGAACGCCGGGATGCATTAACAAGCCTATACAACACCATCGGCAGCCGGGACATCAAACTCTCGCCGGTTCGATGGGTAAACAACGAAAACGATCTCAAGACAGCCGTTAAATGGGCGTTCAATCAGGACGCAAGCGAGGGGCTCGTTGCCAAAACGCCGACCGGCCCATATGAGAAGGGCGGCACAAACGAGTGGTCGAAGCTAAAGCGGATCGTTGAAATAAAAGTCCTTGTATTGGACAAAAAGGAAACCAAAAACAAGGGCATATTCAATTATTACGGAGGCATAGCACCATCCGCAGGGGGCCCGCAATGGGCCAACACGGAAACATTCGAAGGCAAGGAATATATCGATCTAGGCAAGACCTTCTCAACAAAGATCGACGCAAAACCCGGCGACATCCTCACCGTTTCGATTTTGGAACTCATTCCAGATGAGGAAGCAAAAACGCTGGCGTGGTTAGGGCCGACCGTCCTCGACATAGACGATACACGCAAAGAGCCATATTCAAGCAATCAGATCATCGACATAGCGGAACGAGGCAAGGTGATCCAAAAGGAAGTGGCGGACATCATACCCAGCAGCGGCCCGGACAACGCAGCCATCGGATTTGTAGGGGCCAGCCCCGGCAGGATCGAGGCCGCAAGAGGGGAGCCGTTCGTCGGGCCATCCGGCGCAACATTCAACGATTTATATTTAAAGCCGCTGGGCCTGAACCGCAATGATGTGTTCATAACAAACGTGGTGCCGCTTTACTTGACCGACGAAACCGGCGACGTGCGAGAGCCGAATCCGGAGGAAATAGCACAATGGAAACAATGGCTCGATGACGAGTTGGCGAAAGCGAATCCCCACATTATAGTCGCTTTAGGGCAAACAGCGAAGAAAACTCTGGGAGAAAAGGCCGATTTCGTGCTGCCTCACCCCACCGCCATCCGGAGATTCGGTGACAGCGGCGAATTGAACCGCAAACTCAAACAGATACAAAGAGCCATAAACGACAACGTCACAAAGGCGGACGATGCGGAGGGCGGAACCAGAGCCGCAGCCGCAACGGACTTCTGGCTTAAAAATTGGCAGGACATGGCCCCGACAGACGGAGAGGGCCGGTTCGTATATCAGCACCATTGGAGAGGTCTCACAGAGGACGAAAAAGACCTCAACGAAGCGCAGCTCCTCAACACCGACAACAGCCTCCACGGTGACCTTCGATTCCAATCAAACGACGGCCTCTGGGGATTTTCGGTATTCCTTGGAACCACAGCAGACAACCGAAAGGAACCCGGAGGAGATCGCCTTATAAACCTCCCACCGGAGGACAATCTGCAGGGCACATTCAAACTGCAGCAGCCCGCCGAATGGCTGAACGTAGGAACCAAAAAGCCATATTTGAGCCCGCCCGGAGGCGTAGGCAGCGAGGCAAACACATGGGCCAAGTTTTGGGCCGAGGACACCGGGACATATAAGACCGGTGTGTGGCGAGAGCACATGATCGAGCTATTCATCGACGGTAAGAAGCTCAAAGGCCGATTCATTCTCGAATACGCCCCGGTTGGAGATGGCAAGAACCGGGTGTGGCTTATAGATAAGCCGACAGATCAAACACCTTACGCAGAGAGCCACGACCTCGCTGATGTAATAAGCGAGTTAAAGGGAAAAGGGCAGAAATGGTTAATCTGGGGACTGCCCGGCGAAAAGCCGCAAAAAATAAACGTCCAGACCGCCAAGATTGAAAAGCAATACTATGCCGACATCCTAAAGGCTGATGATGAAAAGCAGATTGTAACAGGAGTCGTGCTGGAACCAAACTCAACCGACAGTCAGGGCGACCATATGACCCCGGACGAAATCGAAATGGCAGCGCATTTCTTTATGGAGAAGTCACGCATCATTGGAGATTCGCACCATAAAAAGGCACAAGCAGATTTAGTTGAAAGCTATATCGCCCCGGATGATTTCGCATTAAATGACCAGAAAGTGAAGAAAGGAACGTGGGTTATATCGGTAAGAATAACAGACCCCGACCTTTGGAAACTCGTAAAAAGCGGTTATTATACCGGATTCTCTGTCGGCGGGTATGGCATAAGGAAGGAGGCTAAAGGAGATGGCCGAACTCACAAATCTTGAAACGTTCGAGGTGAGCCTTGTTCCCAAGGCCGCCAATAAACGGAAATTCTTAATATTAAAATCTGACGAAGGAGGCACAGATCAAATGAATTACGACGAAATCCTAAAATCGGTCTTAGAAACCGATCTCGAAAACGAGCCGGAAGTGGACAAAGTAATGAAGCAAGCCAAACTTTCCGACAAGGCCACCGCAGCATGCAAGAGCGTCCTCAAGACGCTATCAGCATATAAGGATGAGATGCCAAAGAATGTCATGAAGATGCTGGCAGACCTTTCCGGTTACGGTTATGCAACGCCTTATGAATACGGCGATAAGAAAAAGAAATCACTGGCAAAGGCCGATGGAACGCTCGACCTCGATGGTGTGCCGGAGGATATCAAGCCCGCCTTGGAATCACTCTGGAAGGAACATGAGGACACGGCGAAAAAGGCACAGGAGCTGGAAGCTCAGATTAAAAAGGCAGAAAACGAGAAGGTTACCAAAGAGTACATCGAAAAAGCCGCCACATATAAAAATCTCGCTATCAAAGCCGACGAATTCGGGCCGGTTCTCAAGGCAATAGCTCTGGCGAACCCGGACGAATACGCAAAGGTTGAGGCCGTGCTCAAGGCCGCCGATGTAGCACTCAGCAAGGGCGGCCTGTTTGCCGAGATCGGCAGCGCAGGAGGCGGCGAACCCGCAACCGCATGGGGGAAAATCGAGAAATCCGCAGAGGCCATGGCGACCAAAGATAAGATCACAAAAGCGGCTGCGGTTTCCAAGATCATCGAGGAAAACCCGAATCTCTATGACGAGTATCTGAACGAGAAAGGAGCGAAATAATCATGGCACGTGAATTACCAGTATGGAACAGCACCCTCGTCGCAGGGGCTGACCTTTCAGCTAAACAATATTATGCATGCAAAATCAATTCTTCCGGCTATGCCGTTTTGAGTGGCGCAGGGGAGAATTCGGTCGGCATTATCCAGAATGAGCCGACATCGGGACAGGCCACCAACGTCGCTGTTGTAGGGGAGTCATTCGCAATTTATGGCGCAGCCGTAACAGCCGGAGCCAACCTGACACCCGATGCCAGCGGTCGACTTGTAACAGCGGGCGGAAGCGATTGTGTTCTTGCAGTAGCAGCGGAAAGTGGAACAACAAACGAAATCCGCACCGTGTACCTCGTAACGAGAACCGCAACCGGCATGAACACAAAGGCCATTCTTTCCATTCCTCTCACCCTGTCGGCATTGGCGAACGGCGACTATATGACAAACTACACGCCGGGCTTCGCTGGCTCGATTACCAAGATTTCATTTGCCGTTACGACAGCGGTCACAACCGCAGCCAAAGCCGCAACGATCAACATGGAGATCAATGCCACGAACCTGACAGGCGGCGTTCTGTCGCTGACAAGTGCAAACTGCACACCGCTGGGGGCAGTAGTTGACGCAACCGCCATCACCGCAGCCAATACATTCACCGCAACTGATACGATCAGCATTGAGATTTCAGGCGTTACGACCTTCATCGAAGGAGCCGGGAATCTTCTGATCGTATTCGGTTAATACCAAATTTTGCAAAGAAGGAGTGAAAGAATATGAACCCAACCGCAGGAGATGTCCATGTAAATGCACCGTTAACCAATATTTCTATTGCGTACATGCAGGAAGCAGTGAATTTCATCGCTGACAAAGTATTCCCGACCGTTCCTGTTCAGAAACAGAGCGATCGTTATTTCCTATATCCAAAGGGAGACTGGTTTCGTAGCGAGGCCCAGCTCAGAGCACCGGGCACGGAGTCAGCCGGTTCCGGATATAACATCGACAATACACCGACATATTATGCCGGAGTCGATGCCGTTCATAAAGACGTAGACGATCAGATCAGAGCCAATGCTGACGCACCCATCAACTTTGACAGAGATGCCACACAGTGGGTTACGCAGCAGCTCATGATCCGTCGTGAGAAAAATTGGGTGGCAAACTATTTCAAGACAGGCGTATGGACAGACCTGACCGGCGTCGCAGCCGCACCGGTCGCAAACCAATTCCTCCGCTGGGACGATGCCAACAGCACCCCGGTCGAGGACATCACCGGCGCAGCCGTTACCATGCAGCAGTCGACCGGTTACAAGCCGAATACGCTCGTCCTCAATCCATTCGTTTACAATGCGCTGAAGAACAACGCCGACATCATCGACCGCATCAAATACACCCAGCGTGGCGTGGTAACGGCTGACATCCTCGCATCATTGTTCGACGTGGAGAGAGTAATGACCATCGGCGCAGTCGAGAACACTGCAGCCATGGGAGCCACAGACGCAATCAGCTTCATCGCCCAGATCAAGGGAGCGATGCTTGTTTACGCTAACCCCAGACCGTCGCTTTTGACACCGTCTGCCGGTTATTCGTTCGCTTGGACAGGATATTTCGGAGCCGGTGGCAATGGGCAGAGGATCAAGAGATTCCGCATGGAACAACTTTCATCCGACCGTATCGAGGGCGAACTCGCAGTCGATCACAAGCTCGTTGCTGCCGATCTCGGTGTGTTCTTCAATACGGCGATCAGCTAAAAAAGCGGGCAAAGGGCCAGCCATAACCGGCTGGCCCAGAGCCTATGGCGCAGAAGGAGGAACAGCCATGGTCAAATTCATAGCAGACCGGGACATTCGGGTGAACGGAATCATTCACCAAAGAGGCCAGCAAGTGGTCGGGCTCGGTTATCAGCAGCTTAAAGCCAATCTCAGACTTCACCGCATCCATGCGGAGAACGATGAAGGAACGGAGTTGGAGGATTACGAACCGAAACGGCCCGTGACAAGGAAACCAAAATCAAAAAAGGAGGCTGAATCAAATGCCTAACAAATTATCAGGCGGCATGACCACGGTCGGCGGCATTCAATCCGGCGATGACGGAACCGCCAAATTCGGAACCGGAAAAATTGTCTATATGAAAAGCAACACCGTCGCCCGAACCGATACATCCGCAAAGACGCTGTTCACATTACCGGCATATTCGGAGCTCATCGGATTTTATATTTACGGAACCGTTGCATCGGATGCAGGAACAACCGCCATTCTTGATATAGGAAAGACCGGAACCGGCAATTTCTATATCAACGATTTCGATGTAAAGGGATCGACCGGTGTCGGCGTGTACATTCCTGCAGCACAATCAAATCTTGGTGCAGCAGGGGCCACGAATATCACCGTTACCGGCACATATGCGGAAACAGGTGGAGCGTCGAGCACAGGCGGCCCATGGACGATCACAGCCATTTATAGCAACGAAGCAAAAATATAAAGCAAAGAGGTGAGCATCCATGAGCTGGTCATATAGCGGCAATCCGAGCAGCAGCGATCTGGATGCCGTAAGATTCCTGATTGGAGATACCGACACAACCGATCAGCTCCTGCAGAATGAGGAAATAAACTATCTGCTGGCCCAAACCGGGAACGACGTTTATACGTCAGCAATAATCGCTTGCAGAACGATCGCCTCAAAGTTTTCACGCAAAGCAGACCAGAAGATCGGTGATTATTCCATATCCAACAGCCAAAAGGCGAGTCAATATCTGGCCTTGGCAACGCAACTGGCGCAATCGCAAGCAAAGGCCCTCATTAGCCGAGTTGCTCCATATGCTGGCGGAATTTCCGTGGCTGATAAGCAGATCGATGAGAACAATACCGACACCGTGCAGCCCGCATTTACTCGGAACGACATGACATTTCCGGGGAGTACCGACACCGAAGTGGGGGAATGAGTTATGGCAGACGCAGATTTCACAAGCCTCCTAATTTCATCCTTCATCGTAAAGCGGAACACAGAAACGGCTGACGGTTACGGAGGCCGAACCCAGAGCCTCGGAACGATTGGAACATATGCGGGCCGGTTATCACTAAAGGGAAGCTCAAACGAAAACGTCCGGGCGGATCAATTCGAGGGAAAATATACCTATGAGTTATTCCTTGAAGTGGCCGCCAACGTTCAAAGGGACGATATCGTCACCGGCGAGGGCCACACCCTGCGTGTTATTTTCGTTCGAGAGCCTAGCCAAATGAACCACCATTATGAGGTCGACTGCGAGGAGCTCGAACTGACCGGAGGGATTTGAAATGGCGGAAATAGAAATCATAGGCGGAAAAGAACTGAGGGCGAAATTAAAAAGCATCGACAGCAAAACGGCACTCGCTGTCAAGACACAGGTGCTAAAATCAGGGCTCAAAATAGAGTCCGCAGCAAAGGACAAGGCCCCGGTTGACACAGGCCGCCTGAGAGCCGCCATCGACACCAGAATCAGTAAAGGTGGTTTTTCATACGAAGTGTTCCCAACCGTGGATTATGCGGCAGCGGTCGAGTTTGGAACAAGGCCGCACTTCCCACCAACGGCAGCACTCGCAGGATGGAGCCGGAGGCACGGACTGAGCGGCAAGCAATATCTGATCGCAAGAGCAATCTCAAGGGCCGGAACCAAAAAGCAGCCGTTTCTTTTCCCGGCATATGAGGCCGAAAAGGATCAGTTTATAAACGGCATAAAAATTATTTTGCAAGGCTTGAGGTGATGAAATGGCAAATAAATCAAGCCCTCTCGTTATCCAAAAAGCGGTATATGACAAGATGGTCGGCAATGCACCGCTTGTGGCAGCCGTAACCGGAATATTTGATGATGTACCGGCGACCGAATCATTCCCATATATATTCATAGGCCGACACACATCCGACAGATTCAACACGTTTGACCGGCAAGGCAAGAACATCGACCTCGTAATCACTATATACAGCCAATATCAGGGGAACAAGGAGGCATTAGCCATTTTAGACCTTCTCATTGACTGTTTGGATTACCAGACGTTCACGCTGGCGAACCAGACCCTTATTTATTGCCGGTATGAGCAGCATTCGATTTATCCAGACCCGGACGGACGCACGAAGGTATGCGCTGCCGAATTCCGGATCATAGCACAAGCGACACCGTAAGAAGAAGGGAGAAAAGAAACCCATGGGAAAATACGACACTATCAAAACCCTGTTGTATGGGATATCCATTCAGCTCGAAACCGCAACAAAGATGCTGGAGGACATCGAGGACAGAGAGGCCGCAGCAAACGACAGCGTGTGCAAGCACGAAAACAAGCTGAACCTCACAACGATGGGGGGCCCGGAACGATGGAAATGTAAGGACTGCGGCTTCGAATACGAGGGCCAGAGTAACGGAGTAAAAGAGTAAAAGAGTAAATCAATAAATCGTGAATTGAGGTGAATTTGAATGGCAGCATTAGCAGCGAAAGCAACGGTCGTTAAGGCATCTGTAAACGGAACAACGTGGTACACAATAGCGGAGATTAACGATGCCGGGCCCAGCCTTTCCGGAGATAACCAAGACGTTACAGTCTTTGGAGATAGCTGGATTGATAGGATTCAGGGCCTGAAAGACGCATCATGGTCGATTGGAGGATTCTATGATCCGACCGACACGAACGGACAAGTGGCGATTCTGAGTGCGCTCGTAAACGATACGGCAATTTATGTCCAAGTCTTTCCGGGAGGCGGCACGGCAGGATTCCAGCAGCAGGTGAAAGTCGCATCCTTCGACGTATCCGATGCCGTAGATGGAGTGTGTGAAGTAAGCATCGACTTCGACGGAGCCGGAGCCGTGACGCTTCTGCCGTAGTACCCAAAGGAGGCGAAAAGGAGGTGCAGGAATAGATGGCAGCGACAGCCGGTAAATTAGGAAAAGTTTCCGTTGTTGGAACAGGCGTCGCCTTTACAGACGAGGCGACAACGACATCCGACAATAAGACTTATCAGATCACGAACGCAGCGAAACAAATATGGAGCCGGTTCGGGACGATCCTCGTCGAGGACAGCGCAATCCCCACCGTGGAGGCGTACACAGTAAACCGGCTCAACGGTTCGGTTACTTTTGGCACAGCCGTGGCAAGGGTAATCACTATCACCGGTACATATTTACCAATTACGACCTTGGCATATGCGAAAGAATATAGCTTCACCATATCGGGCGACAATCAGGACATTACCGTGTTCATGGGAGCGTGGATCGATCGCATCCAAGGGCTCAAGGACTTTTCCGCAAGCTGCGGGAAGTTTTACGAAATAACCAATTATTTCTGGGGGAAATTAACCGCAGATACCGATCTTTGCTTGGAATTTTACCACGATAACGCAGCAGACCCGGACATCCGGGCATGGGTAAAGATCGCCGGTGATGATTTCAGTAATTCGGTGGACGGAGTAAGCGAAGAATCGGTCGACTTTGAGGGCACACTTGACGCAGACAAACGATGCGTCAGCACTGGGCCTTTCTAAAATGAAAGGAATAAAATTATGAGTTTAAGAGATACCATCCTAAACGCAAACGACTTAAAAGAGGAGCTTGTCGAAGTACCGGAATGGGGCTGCAGCATTTTAGTCCGCAGCATGACCGGAAAAGAGCGCAGCAACCTATTCTCCGTGGCGATCGACGCAAAAGGCAAGTTGGACTTTGAAAAGGCGTATCCAGTTATTATCATTGCCTCCGCATTCGATCCGGAAACCAAAGAGAAGGTGTTCACCACAGCCGACATGGAACTTCTCAACGGCAAGAACGCCGGAGCCATGGAGAAAGTCGCCAAAGTAGCAATGCGGCTTTCCGGTCTTGATACCGAAAGTGCGATGGCTGCAGAAAAAAACTCCTAACACACCCGGAGAGAAGATTCTATTTTTCCTTGGCGGAAACCTTCGGGTGTTCGGTAAACGAACTCTTGGAAAAGGTCGATTCAGCGGAAATGGCCGAATGGATCGCCTTTTTCAAGATTCGTAATGATGAGCAAAAAGAACAGGAAAAGAAGATGAAGCAGGAGGCCAACAGAGCGAAGCGCAAACATTAGATCGGAGGTGATGCGGATTGGCAACTGTAGCAGAGCTGCTCGTTAGAATTACGGCAGATATAAAGGGTTTTTCTTCCGGTGTCAGCGAGGCGGGCAATGATTTATCAACATTGACCTCCAAAGCATCGGGAGCCAGCAGTATGTTAGCCGGAGCACTGGCGGCTGGGGCGGCAATTGCTGCAACAGCAATCATCGGAGTAGGAATTGCATCGCTAAAAACAGCCGCAGACATGGAAACCACGACAACGGCTTTCAATGTGCTTTTAGGCAGTGCAGATGAGGCGCAAAAGACATTAACCAGCCTACAAAAATTTGCAGCAACGACACCGTTTGAATTCCCGGAAGTAGCAAAATCAGCCAAATCATTATTGGCCTTTGGCGTATCAGCAGAGGATCTGGAACCGACATTAAGAAGCCTTGGAGATGTAGCCGCCGGTCTTAGTATTCCGATCGGTGAATTATCGGAACTATACGGAAAAGCCAGAGTGCAGGGCCGTTTATTTGCCGAGGACGTAAATCAACTCACCGGGAGAGGCATCCCGATTATAGCGGAATTTGCAAAGCAATTCGGAGTCAGCGAATCACAAGTTAAAGACTTGGTCAAAGAAGGTAAAATCGGATTTCCGGAGCTGCAGAAAGCATTTGCAAATATGTCAGGCGAGGGCGGAAAATTTGCTGGGATGATGGACGCACAATCCAAAACAGTAAACGGCCTGATTTCAACATTAAAAGATAATGTAAACATGACCATGGCAAGCATCGGAAAGGATTTGACAAACGCATTCAACCTACAAGGAGCAATTCAATCGGTCATAGATATTACCGGTAAGGTAAAAGATATGGTGGAGCAATTCGGCGCAGTAGGAGCCATCAAAGAATTTTTCACCAACATGATCCCACCCGGAGTTCAACTGGCGATTTGGGCCGTAGCAGGAGCAATCACAGGGGCACTTATCCCAGCCTTATGGACGTTGATTACCGTTACCCTTCCCGCATTTGCGGTCGCAGTTTGGACAGCGATGGCACCATTACTTCCATTTATAGCGATAGGAGCAGCGGTCGCAGCCTTAGCATATCTCATTATAAAAAATTGGGATGCTATATCGGGATTTTTTATAAATCTATGGGACGGAATTGTAGAGGGAGCGAAATCCGTGTGGTCAGCAATAACGAATTTCTTTGCATCCATTCCCGGTTTTTTTGCAAATCTCTGGAGCTCCATCTGGGGAGGCATAACCGGATTTTTCAGCGGAGTGGGTAAAGCGATCGCAGATTTCTTCGCATCAATACCTGGATTTTTTACTAACCTATGGAACGCGATAGTAACCTTCATTAAAAACCTTCCAATGATGATCGCATACGGACTCGGATTAATAATTGGACTATATATCAAATTTTGGGCATTCATTTTAACAACACTATGGAATTTCATAACAGCGATACCGGGTTATATTGCTACATTCTGGGCGTGGATCACAAACGCAGTCGCAACTGGAGTGGCGGCAGTAATTCAATTCTTTTCGGAACTTCCGGGAAAAGTCGGCGCATTCTTTGTGGAACTATGGACAAATGCCGTTACATGGTTTACCAAACTGAAAGATGACGTAATAAACGGAGCCATCGCTTTATATAACGGAGTAATCCAGTGGTTCAAAGACCTTCCCGGAAATATAAAGACATTTTTCGTCAATGCATATAACAATGCCGTTACCGCATTCACTGACCTCAAAAACAAAGTAATTGAAGCGGCCCGGAATTTATTTCAGGGGGTAAAGGAAAAGGTCGAAGCTATACCCGGATTTTTTGAAGATATGTTTAATAATATCTGGACATTTCTCAAGGAGCTCCCCGGAAAACTATGGGACAAGGCAAAGGAAATCGCCAGCAGTTTCTGGGAAGGTTTCAAAAACGGACTTTTCGGATCACCGAGAACGCTCGTCGAGGATTCTTTTATTAACATGGTAACAGGAGCCAAGAACGCACTCGCAAACATGAACCGATTAGTGCCGCAATTCACAACGACCGCAAGAAAGTTAGGCGAACCATTCCAGATGGGGAGAATGCAGCTCGCCACGGCGGGTGCCTATGGCGTAACGGCAGCCACGCCAGCAGCGGCAGCATCGCCAGTGGCGAACGCTCAGAACGGCGGAGTGGTTATCAATATATCCGGCCTTTCCGTCAGGGAGGAAGCCGACGTGGAAAAGATTTCAGCACAACTATGGCGGCTGCAGCAGGACAGATTAAGACGAAAGGGGTATAACGTCTGATGGCATATTCATGGACATATGGCGGCGTAAGAGCCGAAACCTTATTTTTAAATACAACCCATGTGCGGCGGGACATTATGCCTCCGATCAACGCCCGCACGATCCCGATTCCGGGCCGGACAGGAGCGCAGTTTTTCAAGACCGATTTTGATATGCGAACCATCGATATTGACGTATATATAAACGGATCGACGATGATCCAGTCGGAAACATACGTCCGGGATATTGCGGATTTTTTAGACCCGACAGCGGGCCTCAAGGCCCTTGTATTCGATGATAACCCAAACCTGACATATTACGCAGTGGTGTCCGGTAATACGGACATATCGCAGATTTTGGAGCTCAAGCGGGGAACCGTCACATTCCTTGTTCCAGACGCATTCGCATATGCCGCGGCTTACCTATCATTTCCATTTAATCCGTTGGAGTTATCAAGGAACTCGGTCGCAACAACGCAGCATGGAGCTGATAGGGCCGGAAGTTTCTCTATTTATGATTTTGACATGGGCGGACACAATCCGACTTATAGCATTCTTTCAAATACAAATATCGAGCAGATAGACGGTTACGTTCCCCGGTATTTTTATGATTCAGTGGATCAATACCCATTATCCGACACCCAGATCAACGGAGTCCTGGTCGAGGAAGGAACAACAAACCTTATAGCCGATGGCGCAGCATGGGGAACAAGCCATACATTTTACACGGCGATCGGTTCCGTGCTTTCAAGTTCGATCGGCAACGGAGCTATTCAATCAGCAAAATATAATCCGCAACAAGCGGGAACCACATGCGACCTTAACGGAGCGGCGAACGAGGAAGGATGCTATCGTGATGTGTCGTGTTCGGCAAGTACGCAATATACATTCAGCGCATGTGTTATGTTTGAAGGTGTCGACCCGGCAAATATGTATTTGAAGGAAGTATTCTATACTGCAGGAATGGTATTAATTTCATCCCATTTAAGCGCAGCATTTGACAGAGCAACGACCGCCGTGGGATATCAGAGGCTGATCGACACATTCACAACACCGGCAACGACCGCCACCGTCCGACTTGAAGTCGTAACGCAGGATGCACACACAGCAAATGCCTATTTTCTAACCTCCGGGTGGCAACTTGAGCAGAAAGCACACGCCACAAGCTGGCATTATGGAGTCGGAAATGCGGAAGGAAACACCAGAACAGCAGAAAATATGATCCTCCAAATGTCGAGCCTTTGCAACGGAACATCCGGGACACTGCAGTTTATTTTCTCGCCTTTTTCGATTCCGCAGCCATATGGTGCCATTTTCGATTGGGGAGAGTATGATGCGGGAAACGCAAAGGACAGAATCTGCGTTCTTCACGGAACATCGATCGGAACGAGCCGCCGCACTATTCAGGTTCAGGTCACGAATGGAGCTACCACAACAACGATTTATGCGACGAGGGTGCTTACGACCGCAAGTTCACAATTCAACAAGTATTATGTATGCGTGAGATGGAACCTGACCGGAAATATTGGCACCGGATATGTAAAGCTGGATATTCGGGACATGGCACATTCCGAAACCCTGACCACGACCACGACAACAGCCATGACCCCGATCTCATTCGCCAGTTACCCGAATTCAAATTTCGGACATAATCACGGCGGCGGAAACTATGAGAATTGCATTTTTACAGATGTCCGTTTCGATACAACGGCCCTGACAGATACCGAAGTCGCAGCAACGATCGCTGCCCTATCGAGCACGGTCAACAATGAATTCACAATAACGAAAGCCGGGGCCGTAAGATATCCACTCGACCGTGATCAGATGCCGACGCTATATATTCCGACCGGAAATGTGGCGACGCAAAAGGGATATTTTACATTCAATCGCTCAATATATATCGCAGAGCTGAAACTGTATAACAATAATGATGCTGAGTCCGTACACGCAACGAACGGCGCATACTATACTCGATTCAATTTTGAAAATAATACATTTTTATCCGGTTCATCAATTGCGGGCCTGACTATAACTATGACATACCTGACATTTGATTCAGTTTTTTTCCCATTGCTCACAGCGACGGAAATGACGTTCTATGTGACATCGGACAATGACGTGAGCCTTGAAGCATTCCGGAAAGTCATAGGCGTAGGAAATACATTCGAGTACATTCCAAGGTACTTGTAATGGAGGTGAATGGATAGATGGCAGCAGGACGAAACACGACAATTTTTATTATTGATAATACCGGAGTCGTACAATGGACAACCGCCATCATAGATATAAACAACGGCTCGGTCGGGTATTATAACGCTGTTCATATCGAGCAGATCAACGGACAGAACACCTTTGAGTTTTCGTTGCCAGCGACAGACCCGGTCGTTAATGATATCGCAGAGGGAATGACTGCCGGATTTAAGGACATAGATGATACATATCAATTTTTTGAGATAAAGAGGATCATCGAGGATCACGGCGACGTTCTGACAAAGCAGATATACTGCGAACACCAAATATTTGAGTTATTGGACGAGCAGATCGTCTGGAAACGTATGCTCAACTCAACACTGGCCCAGATCATAGCTGGGATATTAGACCCATCCGGCGACCCGGACACGACCTCCAGATGGGAGGCTGGAACCATAGTCGCGCTTGGCACGATCGCCAGTATCACATTCAGATTAACGAACAAGCTGGCAGCCATACAAGACACACTGGACGCATTCGCGGACGCGAACGGCGGCACGGCCCCAGAAATGGCTTATCGATTTGAATACGACGCGAATGGAATCCAGCGGCGATATATAGACATCGTGGCGGCCCGTGGACAAGACAGAGGAAAGCGATTCGAGTATAGCAAGGACATAACAAGCATAACCAGAGAAGTCGACGCTACAGGCGTTAAAACCGCCATGTACGGCTTCGGGGCCTCGATCGAAACTCCGGAGGGCCAATCGCAGCTCCTCCGATTCAAAGACATCGAATGGTTGATTTCAAGCGGCGATCCTGCAGACAAACCAACCGGGCAGGAATACATCGAGGATATAACCGCAAAGAATCAATATTGCAGAGTAAACCCGCAGACCCTCGACCTCATAAACCGATTCGGAATATATAACAATCAGGATATTACCGACGAAGAAACCCTGCTTGCAGCGACATGGGATTATTTGCAGACAGTAAAAACGCCGCTGCTTTCGTACACGATCCGGGCCGTTGACCTTGAGGAAATAGCTGGCCTTTCATATGAAAAGGTGAGGCTGGGCGATACAGTAACCATTATTGATACAGATTTCCAGCCGGAACTCATAGTCCAAGTCCGGGTTATTGAAATACGTCGAAATCTCGCAGAGCCGGAAAATAATGAATTCACCTTCGGGAATTACGTTCCATTATCCGTCGATCAGGGCGCAACGGTACAATCGACTTCCGACACGATCCAGCAGAACCAAAACAAATGGCAGGGCGGCGGTTATGATGAAAACCTGATATCAGACCCTAGCTTCGAGCTCGTACCGGCGACCGGTGCCGCCATCGTAACAAACACCTTCGCAGTAGATGCAGATTTCCCGGCTTTTGCAGAAGTTCAAACATACGACTGGTGGAATTGGCAAACACCGGCAGATTCGATGATTTACAGCACGGCAGCATCACAATATGCCAATGTCATGTTTGGAGCACAAGCGGCAGTGATCCAAAGGAGCCCGGTGTCGAGGCCATACCAATATGTCCGAATCACCATAGCGGGCGGATTGACCGGCCCATATTATGCATCGGCCTATGCCGCAGCATACGAAGGAACGACAGCGGACACCGTGGCGACCATGGAGATTTATGCATGTAACGCTGCATTTACCCGGCTGAGTCCAAGCCCGCTGAATTCATTCACCGTTCAACTCCGAACGGGTACATCCTATAACTACCAATGGAAGCGGTTCGGCGGCCTCGTATACGGAGGAGCAAGCCTCCCGGCAACGACTGTTTATTTGGAGATTTCCTTTTTCAACGCCACCGGCACAGCGAACACAACAAAGCATTTGATCGACGGTGTGCAAGTCGTAAATAAGGAAGTGGCAAGTCAGTTTGAGGAGGAGAAACAACTTTATCGCAGCCTTAGATTCAATCGCAGCCTTTGTCCCAATTCATGGATTATTTATAAGACTTTGAGAATGACAAGCGGAAAAGGAATAAACGGAGCATGCCGAATCTATATTGACGCGAACACAGACAGCAACGCCACATATAATGCGACCGCCATCCCAGAATTATGGTTCAGAATAAAAACATCCTCCAAAACAGCAGATATAAAACTTGAGGGAACCGGCAACGACATGATCATCGAAAGTGACGTCGGTATCGATATGCGAGTCGATAAAGGAGCCGTCACTCTAACCGATGGTCGTATGATAAGCATGCGCGAAACCGGAACCATGGCACTCATTCCGGCGATCATAAATAATATAAACCGTAGAATTGAGATCGACAATGCCGGGCTCGGCAGCGGCGGAACCGGAGAGGAAACCATCCACCCAAACGGCGACCTGTACGGCTGCTGTGGAACAACATCGTATCGCTGGTATAGGGCATATGCCGGGGCATTCCTTACGACCTCAGAGAGAGCCGCAAAACAGGACGAGGAGGAGGCCGATCCACAAACAAGCTATGACCTCATAAAAAAGTTGAAGCTCAAACGGTTTCGATTCAAAAAGGATATA